ATACACCCCCTATAGCATCGCGGCGGTCCTCAAAAATTCCCCGGGGGATATTTTTGGAAAACGTTTTTACCCAGGGCAGCGTTTGAACGAGCTCACAAGGTTGATATTTTCCCGTCAGGACCTTTCGTTTACCTCCACGAAGGTTCTCCTTTCTGCCTGACCGGTTTATTGGCTTATGTGGGCTCCTTCAAACGCTGCCCTAACCTTTGCAATACCTACCAAAATGCAGCAGCAATCGTCATCAATCTTAGCGAGAGGAGGCGGTAAGGATGGCAAAAGCTGTGGGAAAGAGACGCGCGGCTTTGACACCAGAGGCCAGAGAGAACCAGTTGATCGCGCTGGCTGTTGACCTTGCCGAAAAACAGCTCATCGAAGGGACAGCTTCCTCTCAAGTTATCTCACATTTTCTCAAGCTCGGGTCGATGAGGGCTCAGATTGAAAAAGAACTGTTGGAAAAGCAGAGAGATTTGGCGGCGGCGAAGGCCGAGTCTATCAAGTCTGGAGCCCGCATGGAGGAGCTGTACCTCAATGCTGTCAACGCTATGAAAAGCTACAGCGGACAAGAGGAGGACCCGGATGGAGAAGATTAGATGCTACTCCGAGATGGTTCTGCTCCCTACGTTTGAGGAGCGTTTTCAATATTTGCGCCTCGATGGAGTTGTCGGTCAGGAAACCTTTGGGTTCGACCGCTACATGAACCAATATTTCTACCGTTCTAAAGAATGGCGGAGAGTACGGGACATTGTCATAGCTCGAGATGCTGGATGCGATTTGGGCATCGCCGGACATGAGATATTTGATCGAGTTCTAATCCATCATATGAACCCAATCAGGCCTGAGGATATTCGAGACAGAAGTGACATTCTGCTCAATCCAGAGTATCTTATCACCACCGTTCACGAGACCCATCAGGCAATCCATTATGGTGACGAAAGTCTTTTGATTACAGCCCCTATCCCAAGAGAAAGAAACGATACCTGTCCCTGGAAACACTAAATAAAGGAGGAAGACAAGCCATGCAAAATAACCCTCAGAACAAAACGCCCCGCCCCGATGTAAAGGAGCCCTCGGTAAAGCCAACCGCTGCGGAGAAGCCGTTCATCGGCGTCGTGACCGACTGCCTGCGGCTCAACGTGCGCAAGGAACCTGATGCGGATGCCCCGGTTGTGGCCATTGTCGATGCTCTGACCCAGGTAACCGTTGACGTGGATGCCTCCACCGAGCTTTTCTGCAAAGTTCACACCCCCGCCGGCGTCGAGGGGTTCTGTATGAAGAAGTACATCCAGCTCCGGCGTTAGGAGGGAGCCATGGACCAAACTGAAAGCATCCTGGTGTCTATCAAGAAGCTGTTGGGTCCAGGTGCAGAAGATAAGCATTTTGACCCCGATCTCATCATGCATATCAATTCTGCGCTTTCAATCCTGACGCAGTTGGGTGTTGGACCGTCCAGGGGTTTCTCCATCACCGGTGACGGCGAGACGTGGTCCGACTTCATTGGAAAAGGTTCCAACCGCTTTTCCCTTGCAAAATCCTATATGCATCTCAAGGTTAAACTGCTATTCGACCCGCCCCTCAGCTCTGCGGCCATTGAGTCGATCAATCGGCAAATCGGAGAGTTTGAGTGGCGGCTTTCTGTTGCGGCGAGTCCTGGGAATGACAACAGCGGAGAGGAGGAAACTCAAAATGGATGAACTCCAGCACCATGGCATCAAAGGGCAGAAATGGGGTGTTCGACGATTTCAGACTGCTGACGGCAAGTTGACACCTGCCGGAAAGCAACGGGCCTCTGAAACCAAGAAACGTACCGATGCCAAAAATCGTGGGACCCTTACCAATGCTCAGTTGAAGCAAAAAATCGAGAGACTTCAACTGGAGAAGCAACTCAGGGAACTCACAAATTCAGAGGTAAACTCTGGACGTGTCTATACCCAGAAAATCCTTAAGGATGTCGGGAGCAAGGTGCTGACAACCGCTGCCAGCGGGGCCCTGTTGTATGCCGGAAAAGCGGCCATCACGAAGTCGTTCAGCCCGCAGGAGCTTGCGAACGCCATCTTTAATGGTGGCCCGAAGAAAAAGTAGGTGAGTTGATGGCCCTGTCGAACACCGCTGTCCCAAAATACTACGGTCGGTTCCGAGAGGCGGTGATACGAGGCGAAATTCCAGTTTGCAAAGAAGTCTCTATGGAGATGAACCGGATCGACGACCTGATTGCTAACCCCGGAATCTACTACGATGATAAGGCGGTTGAGGGTTGGATCAAATACTGTGAGTCAGAACTGACGTTGACGGACGGGTCTGATCTTTGCCTGTTGGACAGCTTCAAACTTTGGGGAGAGCAAGTGTTCGGCTGGTATTACTTCGTCGAACGATCCGTTTATGAGCCGAATGCAAATGGGCATGGCGGGCATTATGTCACAAAAACAATCAAAAAACGGCTTATTAACAAGCAGTATTTGATTGTTGGACGTGGCGCCGCAAAATCTCTCTATGACTCTTGCGTCCAATCGTACTTCCAAAACATCGACACTTCCACAACCGACCAAATTGTTACTGCCCCTACTGTACGTCAGTCCGAAGAGGTCCTGACACCGATTAAGACCGCCATAACAAGAGCCCGCGGCCCATTGTTCCAGTTTCTTACCGAGGGGTCACTCCAAAACACCACCGGTTCAAAGGCCAATCGTGTCAAACTTGCTTCTACCAAAAAGGGGATCGAGAACTTTATCACAGGGTCTATTATACGGATTATTCCCATGTCCATCGATAAGCTCCAAAGTCTTCGCTGTAAAATTGCGACTGTCGATGAGTGGCTTTCCGGGGACATTCGCGAAGACCCTATCGGCGCAATAGAGCAAGGGGCTTCCAAAAATGACGATTGGCTGATTACTGCTACGAGCTCTGAGGGCACTGTCCGAAATGGAGCAGGCGACACCATCAAAATGGAGCTTATGGACATTCTCAAGGGTGATTACATTAACCCCCATGTTTCCATTTGGTGGTATAAACTTGACTCTGTGGATGAAGTGGCCTACCCAGAGATGTGGATGAAAGCCAATCCCAACATTGGCAAGACGGTTACCTACGAAACCTATCAGTTAGATGTCGATAGAGCCGAAAAGGCTCCAGCCGCTCGCAATGATATTCTGGCAAAGCGGTTTGGTCTTCCGATGGAAGGCTATACCTATTACTTCACGTATGAAGAAACCCTCTGTCATCCTCATCGGAGCTTTTGGCAACTGCCCTGTGCTCTTGGTGGAGACCTTTCTCAGGGGGATGACTTTTGTTCCTTTACATTTCTTTTCCCATTGCGAAATGGACGTTTTGGGGTAAAGACCCGGAACTACATTTCTTCCCGCACGCTGAACAAACTTCCGGCAGCCATGCGAATCAAGTATGAGCAGTTCATGAACGAGGGTAGTCTTATCGTTCTTGAGGGAACAGTTCTGGATATGATGCAGGTCTACGAAGACCTGGACGATCACATTGTCCGTTGCGGCTATGATGTCCGATGTTTTGGATATGACCCGTACAACGCCAAGGAGTTCGTAGAACGCTGGGCCGCTGAAAATGGGCCGTTTGGCATCGAAAAGGTCATTCAGGGCGCGAAGACAGAGTCGGTTCCTCTTGGCGAGCTGAAGAAACTTGCTGAGGACAGACTGCTCATTTTCGATGAGGAGCTTATGACCTACGCGATGGGAAACTGTATCGCTATGGAAGACACCAACGGAAATCGAAAACTGCTAAAAAAGCGGTATGAGCAGAAAATCGACGCTGTTGCGGCCATGATGGATGCGTACATTGCCTATAAGCACAACCCCGAAGCATTTGAGTAATTTTACGGACTCGCGGGCCTATTGGTCTGCGGGATTTTTTATGTCATGAAGGAGGTGATGAGTTCCGAATGGAAATGACGCTTGGTTCCAGGCTGCGGCACGCATGGAACACATTTCTCAGCCGCGATCCGCTCAGCTACCGCTATTTCTTTGGTCCCAGCTATGCATATCGTCCGGACCGGCCTATTTTCAGTCGGGGAAACGAACGCTCCATTGTGACCTCGGTTTATAACCGCATCGCTTTGGATGTGTCTTCTATGACAATTCAGCATGTCCGGCTGGACGAGAACGACCGCTTCAAGGAAGTCATTGAGAGCGGTCTGAACAACTGCCTGAACTTGGAGGCAAATATCGACCAGACAGGCCGGGCGTTCGTTCAGGACATTGTCATGTCTATGCTGGACGAGGGCTGTGTTGCTATTGTCCCTGTGGACACAACATTCAACCCTAAGGAGACAGGGTCCTTTGACATCACTACGATGCGGACCGGGAAAATCCTGGAGTGGTATCCGCAGCATGTGAAAGTCCGGGTCTACAACGACCGCAAGGGAGAAAAAGAGGACATTCTGGTGCCTAAAAGCACCGTGGCTATCGTAGAAAATCCTTTCTACTCGGTCATGAATGAGCCCAATTCCACTATGCAGCGCTTGATTCGGAAACTCAACCTGCTGGACGCAATCGATGAGCAGAGCGGTTCCGGAAAGCTCAACCTTATCATCCAGCTTCCTTACGTCATTAAGACGGCAGCGAGGCGTCAACAGGCGGAAGAACGCCGTAAAGATATTGAGGAACAGTTGTCCGGTTCCAAGTATGGTGTTGCGTACACCGATGGAACGGAGCATGTGGTTCAGCTAAATCGACCCGTCGACAACAATCTCATGAGCCAGATTGAATACCTGACGAGTATGCTTTACAGCCAGTTGGGATTGACTCAGGGCATCATGGATGGTTCCGCCGACGAGAAGACGATGCAGAACTACTACACCAGGACGATTGAACCCATCCTCTCCGCTATTGTTGACGAGATGAAGAGGAAATTCCTCACCAAAACCGCTCGGTCACAGAAGCAGTCCATTCTGTTCTTCAGAGATCCGTTCAAGCTGGTGCCCGTGGGTGAGATTGCTGAGATTTCCGACAAGATGACTCGTAACGAAATCATGACCTCGAACGAGATCAGACAGAAGATCGGCATGAAACCCTCGACCGACCCGAAAGCGGACGAGCTCCGGAACAGTAACCTGAGCACACCGGCCGAGAACACACCCAAATCGCAACTCACTACAACACCAAAGGAGGACAATGTTCAAAATGGAACTGAAGTATGACTTTAGTGGCTGGGCAACCCGAAACGACCTTGTCTGCGCCGATGGCCGAACGATTCGCCGCGACGCTTTCAAGCATTGCGACGGGATGTCGGTTCCCATTGTGTGGAACCACCAGCACAACGACCCCGCTAATATCCTGGGCCACGCCATCTTGGAGAACCGTCAGGACGGTGTGTACGCCTATGGCTTCTTCAATGACACTGACAGCGGTAAGGCTGCCAAGCAGTTGGTACAGCATGGCGACGTGCAGGCGCTGTCTATCTACGCCAACGGCCTGAAGCAGCAGTCCAACGGCCGTGGCAAGGATGTCATTCACGGAGACATCCGTGAACTCAGTCTGGTCGTCGCCGGCGCCAATCCCGGCGCATTTATTGACTTCGTGGATCTGGCCCATGGCGAGGGCGCCGAGCAGGAGGTCATCATCGGGACTGGCGAGCCTATCGCTCTCTGCCACTCCGAGGAAGGCGGCCAGGAGCCGGCAGCCGCCCCTCCCAAAGCTGACCCCAAGCCTGATGGAAACCCCAACGAGACCATCGAGGATGTGTGGAAAACCCTCACTCCCAAGCAGCAGCTTGCTATGGGGGTCATGCTCAAACAGGCCGCCGAGGATGGTGGCCAACCGGGCGATCCTGCTCCCAACCCCGACGGAACCGATGGCACCGTCCAACATTCTGACAATCCTGAAGGAGGAGACAACATCATGAAGCACAACGTTTTCGACAAGCCTGACGAGGTTCAGGGTGTTACCCTGAGCCACTCCGCCCAGATGGAGATTATCGCCAGCGCCAAGACGAAGAGCGTCGGCACCTTCCAGGGCGCCCTGAAGCTCTATGCCGAGCAGAACAGCGACACCCTCAAGCATGGCATCGACGACATCGAGGCTCTGTTCCCCGAGTACAAGGACCTGAAGACCGGCGCTCCCGAGCTCATCACCCGGGACCAGGGCTGGGTCGGCGTGGTTATGAGCAAGGTACACAAGAGCCCCATTAGCCGCATCCGCACCAAGAACATGGACGCCCGTGGCGACGACATCCGGGCTCATGGTTACCAGAAGGGCAAGCGCAAGACTCCCTCCGGCAACATGAAGCTCATGAAGCGCACCACCGATCCCCAGACCATCTACATCCGCGACTCCATGCACAGGGACGACATCATCGACATCACCGATTTCGATGTGGTCAACTATCAGTACGGTGTCATGAAGATGGCCCTCAACGAGGAGATCGCCATTGCCATCATGATTGGTGACGGCCGTGACGAGGCCGACGAGCAGAAGATCTCCGAGGAGCACATCCGCTCCATCTGGAACGATGACGACCTCTACACCATCCACTATGACGTGGACATCGAGGCCGCCCGGAATGAGATCCAGGGCTCCCGCACCGACATGAACTTCGGTGAGAACTACATTTACGCCGAGGCCATCATCACCGCCGCCCTGTACTCCCGTGAGAAGTTCAAGGGCACCGGCACGCCCGACCTGTTCTGCACGCCCCATCTGGTCAACGTGATGCTGCTGGCGCGCGACATGAACGGCCGCCGCATCTACAACTCCAAGGCCGATCTGGCCGCCGCCCTGAACGTCGACAACATCTACACCGCCGAGCAGTTCGAGGGCCTGGCCCGCCCCGACAAGGACAACGTCCAGCACAAGCTCCTGGGCCTCTTCGTCAACCTGGCCGACTACACCGTCGGTTCCACCAAGGGCGGCGAGATCACCCGCTTCAACCAGTTCGATATCGACTTCAACCAGGAGAAGTACCTGATCGAGACCCGTCTGTCCGGCGCTCTGCACCGGCTGTGGTCCGCCATCGCTCTGGAGGAGCCCGTGAAGCCCGCTTCTGGTGCAGCCGCTTAAGGGAGAAAGTTCAAAATGGCAAAATTTTATGGACCGGTAGGCTATGCTGATACGGTTGAGACAGCGCCCGGCGTTCACGAGGAAAAGATCACCGAACGGATGTATAGCGGTGACCTGCTTCGGAACACCGGGCTTATTCAATCTGCCGAAACCCTCAACGACAACGTCAATGTCGCAAATGAGATCAGCATAGTCGCCGATCCATTTGCCTATCAGAACTTCTACCGGATGCGCTATGTCGGGTTCATGGGCACGAAATGGAAAGTGACCAAAGTGGAAGTACAGTATCCAAGGCTGATCTTGACGATTGGGGGTGTCTACAACGGAAAGAAGAATCGAACTTCACGAAAATCTGTGTAGCATTCTCGATTGCCCCGATAAAGGCGATGAATGCCGGGCCTATTTCCAGCCTCCTGCTGATGTGGAGATGGAATATGACTGCATCGTTTATGAGCGCAAACTCATAAAACCAACATTCGCCAACAATCAGCCCTATTTGCTGCACGACTGCTATCAGGTGACCCTCATTTACAGGAACCCTGACAGTGACCTGCCCAAAAAGGTTGCGCTGCTGCCGATGTGCGTTCACGAACGCCATTTTACAGCGGACAACCTGCACCATGACGTGTTCACCCTATACTTCTAACCTTATAAAGGAGGAAATCGACAATGAGTAGAATGAAATGGGACCAGATCGGCGAGCGCCTGTTTGAGACTGGCCTGGATCACGGCGTCCTGTTTCCCATGGGCAACAACGGCAAGTATGCCAAGGGTGTGCCCTGGAACGGTCTGTCTGCTGTCAACGAGACCCCCTCCGGCGGCGAGCCCAACGCTGTCTGGGCTGACAACATCAAGTACCTCAACCTGATGTCCGCCGAGGACTTCGGCGCCACCGTGGAGGCCTATACCTATCCCCCCGAGTTCGAGGAGTGCGACGGCTCCGCCGAGGTCGCCCCTGGCGTGACCATCGGACAGCAGAACCGCAAGATGTTCGGCCTGTCCTACCGCACCCTGATCGGCAACGACGTGGTCGGCCAGAACTACGGCTATAAGCTCCATCTGGTCTATGGGGCTCAGGCGTCTCCCTCCGAGAAGAACCGCCAGACTGTCAACGACAGCCCCGAGGCCACCGCTATGAGCTGGTCTCTGACTACCACCCCCGTGGACGTCCCGGGCTACAAGGCCACCGCCCACATGACCATCGACTCCACCAAGACCGACAAGGCCAAGCTGGCCGCTTTCGAGGACATCATCTATGGCAAGGATGCCGATGGCGATAACGCCGCCGTCGAGTCCCGGCTGCCGATGCCCGAGGAGGTCATCGCGTTCTTCAAGGAAGTCCCTCCCGCCGGCTGATTTCCCGCGCAACATCCGTACCCTGCGAAGCGGGGCTCTCTTCACCGAGGGCTCCGCTTTCTTTAATTTTTGAAAGGAGAATCGCACCATGATTAAAAAGACTTTTAAGTTTGTCGACTACAACGGCAACCACCGCACCGAGGACCACTATTTCAACCTGACCCAGGCTGAGGTGGCCGAACTGGAGCTCTCTGTGGACGGCGGCCTCACCGCGATGATTAAGCGCCTCGTCGAGGCGCAGAACGGCGGACAGATCATCAAGACGATGAAGAACCTCATCCTCAAGTCCTACGGCGTGAAGTCCCCCGACGGCCGCCAGTTTATCAAGAACCAGGAGGTCCGCGACGCCTTTGTTCAGACGGAGGCGTACAACCAGTTGTTCATGGAGCTGGCCACTGACGCCAAGGCTGCCGCCGACTTCTTCGCCGGCGTTATCCCGGCCAAGGCGGATGTGGAGCCGGCTGCTGACGCCCCTGCCCTCCCCGGCAGTTCCGACGTGCTGCCTCCGGCCTGACACCATAAAGGAGACCGGAAATGCTGGAAATCACGATCCCCGAAACGGAACTGTTTGATGGCGTCGCGAATTTCATCTATGTAAAAGAGCAGACGCTTCGACTGGAGCATTCGCTGGTCTCACTTTCAAAATGGGAGTCGAAATGGCACAAGCCGTTTCTGTCAAAGAAGAGAAGAACGACGGAGGAGTCCATTGACTACGTCCGGTGTATGACCTTGACGCAGAATGTGGACTCCTCGGTTTATAAGGCAATCACCCCAGCTATTTTGCGGGAGGTAGAAGCCTATATCGACGCTTCCATGACGGCCACCACCTTTCACAACATGAAGAAGAGTACGGCCAGCGAACCGAAAGTAACTGCTGAAATCATCTACTACTGGATGATCTGCCACGGTATCCCATTTGAGTGCCAGAAATGGCATTTGAACCGGTTGCTCACGCTTATCAACGTCTGCAACGCAAAGAGCCAGAAGCCGCAGAAGATTCCCCGGGCGGAGCAGATCGCATACAACAAGAGACTCAATGCGGCGAACAAGAGAAGATGGAACACGAGAGGGTGATGCTATGTCCGAGAAGACAATTTGGGAGTATCTGAAAGCGCAGGGGCTCACTGATGCCGGGACAGCCGGTTTGATGGGAAATCTCTACGCTGAAAGCGGGCTTCGCCCGAACAATCTCCAGAACAGCTATGAGGGTAAGCTGGGTATGGCCGACGCCGAGTATACCGAGATGGTCGACCGAGGCACTTGTGCCAATTTCGGCAATGACCGGGCGGGCTATGGTCTCGCTCAATGGACGTATCCCAGCCGAAAGGCCGCTCTGCTGGCCTACGCCAAGGCCGCCGGGAAGAGTATCGGTGACCTGGAGATGCAGCTTGGTTTTCTGATGCAGGAACTCTCCACCGGCTACAAGACTGTGTTGAATGTTCTGAGAACGACTGTCAGTGTCCGAGAGGCATCCGACATCGTTCTCCTCCAGTTCGAGCGTCCCGCGGACCAGAGCGAGGCAAGGCAGAAGCAGCGGGCCGAATACGGCCAGAAGTATTTCGACAAGTATGCAAAGAAAGGAAGTGCCGGTCCCATGGCAAAACTGACCCCGAACGCCACTTACACAGTAAACGGCGTAAAAATCAGCGAGAAAATCATCCCGGACGGCACTCGCTGGCAGGACGCTACCAAGGCTAAGAAGGCCGGTTTCTCCGCTGGCGCTTTGTATAAGAGCCAGAAGAAATTGAGCGGCACCGGTCGTGCGAAGAGCGTGACCATCCACAACACCAACGACCTCGCCAATGTCTACGATGACGGCGAGCAGTATACCCGAGCTACGTTCAACCAGAACATGAACAGCAGCCGTGTCCACTTCTTTGTTGACGACACCGGCGGCTGGCAGAATCTGAAAGCCGGCACTGGCATGGTTCCATCCGACCCGGTCGGAGCTGCTGAGGTTTCGTGGCATTCCGGCGATGGCTCTGTGGTCGACGGCGGTAACATGACGAGCCTGAGCATCGAGGTCATCATGAACGAGTCTGCGGAGCACGACAAGATCGCCAGAGATAACGGTGCCAGACTGGCTGCATGGCTGCTCTGGAAAAACGGCCTTACCATCGACAAGCTCGTCACCCATACCTATTGGGTGAATAAGTCGGTCGGCAAGAAATTTGCTGATGTAGACGAACAGTGCTGCAATCCCATCTCCGGGAAAAAATGGTGCCCGACGTACATCTTTGGCAGCAGCAATAAGACTACTGCTATGAACAACTGGAAAGCGTTCAAAGCGCTCGTCAAGAGCTACTTGGACGCCCTGAACGGAGGGGCTGCTACAGCGCCCAGCACGAAACCCGTTGCTCCTGGCCCCTCTGCACCCGAGATCAAGGTTCCGTATAAGGTTCGTATCACCGCTACGGATCTGCGCATTCGGAAAGGGCCGGGCACCAACACGGCTATCGTCCAGAAGGCCATTGCCCCTGGTGTCTACACCATCGTGTCTGAGGCTACGGGTGAGGGCGCTACGAAGTGGGGCAAGTTGAAATCCGGCGTGGGCTGGGTTTCTTTGGACTACTGCAAAAAGCTGTAACAGGAGGGCATATGATTACGTTCAGACAAAAGGGCGACTTCTCCAAGCTGACCAGATTCTTGGAGAGAGCCAAAGAAGCGGTCCATCTCGGCGATCTCGATAAGTACGGCCGAGCTGGAGTGGCCGCCCTTGCGTCTGCGACGCCTGTTGACTCCGGAGAAACAGCCAGTTCGTGGTACTACGAGATCACCAACAAGAACGGTTCGGCCGTCATCTCATTTCGCAACTCCAATGTTCAAAATGGAGTCCCAATCGCCATCATTCTTCAGTATGGGCATGGCACCGGGACTGGGGGCTGGGTACAGGGAAGAGATTATATCAACCCTGCTATCCAGCCTATTTTTGACCAGATCGCAAATAACGCATGGAAGGAGGTCACAAAGCTATGAGCACAACAATCGACGAGAGAGTCGTAGAGATGCGATTTGACAATCGCCAGTTTGAGCAAAACGTTCAGACCAGCTTGTCAACACTCGACAAACTCAAACAGGGTTTGGATCTGGACGGTGCTGCTAAGGGCCTGGAGGGCTTGGGCACCGCCGCTAAGAAGTGTGACCTGTCGACTCTTAGCAATTCCGTCGAGACCGTTCGAGCGAAATTCTCGGCGCTTGAAGTCATGGCTATGACTGCTCTTTCCAATATCACCAACTCCGCGGTAAACGCGGGAAAGCGGATGCTCTCTTCGTTTACAGTTGAGCCGATTTCCACCGGCTTTAACGAGTATGAGCTGAAGATGGGCTCCATCCAGACCATCATGGCCAGCACTGGCGAGAGCCTGGATAAGGTCAACCAGAAGCTGGACGAGCTCAATACTTATTCCGACAGAACGATTTATTCGTTTGCGGATATGACCTCCAACATCGGTAAATTCACAAACGCCGGCGTAAAGCTGGACGACGCCGTGGCCGCCATCCAGGGCGTCAGCAATGTAGCTGCTGTTTCCGGCGCTAACGCCAACGAGGCTTCCCGGGCCATGTATAACTTTGCCCAGGCGCTGTCGGCGGGCTATGTTAAGCTGATTGACTGGAAATCCATTGAGAACGCCAATATGGCGACGGTGGAGTTTAAGACACAGCTTCTTGAGGCCGCCGTTGCGGCGGGAACTGTCGAGAAGTCCGCGGACGGCATGTACAAGGTTCTTACCAAGAACGGGCAGGGCGGCGTGATGAAAGAGACCATCGACGCTACCCATATGTTCAACGACAGTCTGGCCTACCAGTGGATGACCACCGAAGTTCTCACGGAGACGCTGAAGGACTACGCCGATGAAACGACTGAAATTGGTAAGAAGGCCTTTGCCGCCGCTCAGGATGTAAAGACCTTTTCTCAGTTGATGGATACGCTTAAAGAAAGTGCGCAATCCGGATGGGCTGAGACCTGGCAGTTGATCGTCGGCGACTATGAGGAAGCAAAGGTCACGCTGCGGGAGTTCTCCGAATTTTTCAGCAACATCATCGACGGCTCCTCCAAAGCCAGAAACGCCCTGCTGGGTGGGGCGCTGACATCAAGCTGGGGGCAGTTGAAGAATGAAGTCAGTGACGCCGGCTTTTCTGTGGATGCGTTCCGTGACGCGCTTCGGGAGACGGCGTCTGAGTCTGTTGACGGCCTCGACAAGATGATTGAGGAGGCGGGCTCCTTTGACGCCACCCTTTCACAGGGTTGGCTGACAACTGATATTTTGGCCAAGACGCTGGACAAGCTGGCCAATGAGGCTACGGGAACGACCGGCGGTATTTCCGCACTGAGCGACGAACAGCTTAAAAACATCGGCTACACTGAGGAGCAGATCGCGGCGCTTCGTTCCCTCAGCAGTCAGGCAAACTCTTCTACGGGAGAAATCGCCGACCTTGTTCAGAACATGACCCGCAAAAGCGGCAGAGAGCTTCTTTTTGACTCCCTCTTGAACAGCGCCAAAGCGATTCAAAAGGTATTTGGGACGTTGAAAGGCGCTTGGGACGATGTGTTTCCGCCGATGACATCGGAACGGCTCTACGGCTTGATTGAGGGACTGAACAAGTTTACGCAAAGGCTTATCATCTCTGATGAGACTGCGGACAAAATTGGCAGGACATTCAAGGGTCTATTCGCCGTTCTTGACATCATTCGGCAGGGGTTCTCCGCGGTATTCAAGACTTTGAGTCCTCTGCTTGGCGGCCTTGGTACTCTGAGCGGGGGTATTCTTGATGTGACGGCCTCTTTCGGAGATTGGCTCGTCGGAATTGACGAGGCGGCGAAGAAAGGCGACGTCTTTAATCGGGTATGTCAGCGTATTTCGGATTTTGTCGCCGCGGCTGCTTCCAAAGTAAAAGAGTTCATCCAGACAGTCAAGGAAAACTTCAAAATCCCCGGATTTGAGGGGTTCCAAAATCTTCTTGGTCGGGCTCGGGAACGTATGGGGCAGGTCCTTGACTCTGCTGGAGATATGGGCTCCGGTGTCAGTTCGGCGGTTGGTGTTATGGGCTCCGCTTTGGCCAGCAGCAAGTTCCTCCAGGCGCTTCAAACTTTGTATAACGGTGCGAAGACGATTGGCGGAGCTATCGTAAAGGCTATTGGCGGTCTTGCCAGCGGTGTTGTGGAAAAATTGGGGAATGCCGATTTCAGTGGAGCTATCGACTTGCTGAATGGCATTTCCTTTGGCGCTATTGCTGTCGGTATCACCAAGTTCCTGCACAGCATCCAGCAGCCTTTTGATGAGGTCGGCGGGTTCCTTGACAACGTAAAGGGTATCCTGGACGAAGTCAGAGGCTGTTTCGAGGCATACCAAACGCAACTGAAAGCCGGTGCCCTGCTTAAGATTGCCAGTGCCATCGGCATCCTTGCCGCAGCTATCGTGGCCATTTCCTTAATTGACAGCGATAAGTTGTCGGCCTCTCTCGGTGCGGTCACCATTCTATTCGCTGACCTGATGGGCTCCATGGCGATTTTCAGTAAAATCAGCGGTGACATGAAAGGTGTGACAAAGACCTGCGCCGCCATGCTCGCTGTTTCTACCTCTGTACTTATCCTTGCATCCGCATTGAAGAAGATCGCAGACCTTGATGCCGGACAGCTCGCTGTTGGCCTGACTGGTATTGCTGGAATGATGGCGGCTCTCGTAGCATCTATGAAGGTGTTGGGAAGCGGCTCCGGTTCAGTAGTCAAAGGCGCTACGCAGATGATTATATTCGCCGGAGCAATCAAAATTCTGGCGTCTGTCTGCACTGATTTGGCTGGCCTGGAATGGGGTCAGTTGGCAAAGGGTCTGACTGGCGTCGGTGTTCTGCTGGCCGAGGTATCCTTGTTCCTTAATACTGCGAAATTCAGCGGAAAATCCATTAGCACTGCAACCGGTATCGTCATCTTGTCTGCCGCAATCAAGGTGCTGGCCTCTGCCTGTAAGGACTTTGGGCAGATGAATTGGGGAGAAATCGCAAAGGGCCTCACTTCCATTGGCACCCTGCTCCTTGAAGTCGCCGCTTTTACCAAGCTCACAGGTAATGCCAAGCATGTTATCTCCACGGGGCTCGCGCTCATTGAGATTGCCGCAGCTATGAAGATCTTCGCGTCTGCCATGAAGTCGTTCGGCTCCATGAGCTGGGAGGAGATTGGCAGAGGGCTTACAGCCATGGGCGTCGCTCTGGCTGAGGTCACTCTTGCGATGAACCTGATGCCGAAGAACATGGTTGGTCTTGGTGTGGGCCTGATTGCTATTGGGGCCGCTTTGGAAATCGTGGCGGATTCTATCAGGAAGATGGGCGGCATGAGTTGGGAGGAGATCGCAAAAGGTCTCGTCACGCTCGGCGTGGCTCTTGGAGAGCTCGCCATTGGCCTGAATCTGATGAACGGCACGTTGGCCGGGTCCGCCGCTATGCTGGTGGCGGCAGGCGCATTGGCGGTTCTCACTCCGGTGCTGGTCGTCCTTGGCTCTATGAGCTGGGAGTCCATTGCCAAAGGATTGGTCACGTTGGCGGGAGCATTCGCGGTCATTGGCGTCGCCGGTGCTGTGCTCACCCCTCTCGTTCCGACTATTCTTGGGCTTGCCGGCGCGTTCGCTCTGATTGGCGTTGGAACCCTCGGCATTGGCGCTGGTCTTCTTGCGATTGGAGCCGGGTTGTCCGCTATTGCAATCGTCATTACCGCCCTCGCAACCTCGATGGGAGCCGGTGTGGCCATCATCGTGGCCGGGCTGACAACCATTATCACCGGAATTGCCGCTTTGATTCCCGCTATCGCCGAAAAGCTGGGCGAGGCTGTCGTGGCATTCTGTAAGGTGATTTCCGACGGCGCTCCTGCGATTGGAGAGGCCGTCAAGGCTCTTGTTCTGACCTTGGTCGATGTGCTGGTCGAGTGTGTTCCTGCTCTGGCAAACGGAGCGCTGGAGCTGATTGCCGGCGTACTGTCTGCTCTGGTTACCTATACCCCGCAAATTGTTGACTCCATTGCTCAGTTCCTGGTAGAAGTCATCGAGGGCATTGCGCGAAATCTGCCCGACTTGATCCAGGCCGCCGTACATCTCCTTATGGCGTTCTTCTCCGGCATCGTGGATGCGCTGGCCGGTATCGACACTGACGCCCTGTTGAAGGGTATTGCTGGTGTCGGTCTGTTATCCGCTATCATGTTGGCGCTGGGCGCTGTCGCCGGGTTGGTTCCCGGAGCAATGGCCGGTGTCCTTGGTATGGGGGCGGTGATTGCCGAACTGGCGCTTGTGCTTGCCGCTATCGGCGGTCTGGCGCAGATTCCGGGCTTGTCCTGGCTCATCAGCGAGGGCGGAAAGCTCCTTGAGGGCATCGGAACTGCCATCGGCTCTTTTGTGGGCGGAATTGTCGGCGGATTCATGAGCGGTGTGTCCAGTCAGTTCCCGCAGATCGGGGCCGACCTCGCCGCTTTTATGACCAATGTACAGCCGTTTATAGACGGGGCCAGCAGTATCACTCCCGATATGCTCTCCGGTGTGAAAGCGCTGACTGAGGTCATCCTCCTGCTTACCGCCGCTGATATTCTGGACGGGCTGACGTCCTGGCTCACGGGCGGCTCCTCACTGTCTGACTTTGCGGAGCAGCTTGTCCCCTTTGGGGAGGCCATGAGCAATTTCTCCAAGTCGATTGCCGGTATGGACGCCGGGCTCGTCTCTCAGGCGGCGATTGCTGGTAAGACACTGGCTGAAATGGCCGCGACACTGCCCAACAGCGGCGGTGTAGTTGGCTTCTTCGCCGGCGAGAACGATATGGAGACCTTTGGCAATCAGCTTGGCACGTTTGGCACCGCGATGGTCAACTTCGCAAACATTGTCAAAGGGATGGACGCCGATGCTGTGACCAATGCTGCGATTGCGGGAAAGACCATGGCCGAGATGGCTGCCACGCTTCCGAACAGCGGCGGCGTGGTCGGCTTCTTCGCCGGGGAGAACGACATGACCACCTTTGGCGAACAGCTCGTCCCCTTTGGCAAAGCCATCAAGGACTATTCCCTGGCCGTCCAAGGCTTGGATGTGGACGCTGTTACAAACTCCGCCACCGCCGGTCAGGCTATGGTGGAGCTGGCAAACACCATTCCAAACTGCGGAGGTGTGGTCGGCTTCTTCGCCGGAGAAAACAATCTTGACACCTTTGGCGCTCAGCTTCTCAGCTTCGGAAACTCTATCAAAGCGTACTCTCTGGCGGTAAAAGGTCTGGATACAGATGCCGTGACCAATTCCGCCACCGCCGGCAAAGCACTTGTGGAGCTGGCGAAAACCATCCCTAACTGCGGAGGACTGGTCAGCTTCTTTACCGGCGATAACAACATTGCCGATTTTGGAGATGACCTCGTTCTCTTCGGCAACGACCTTGCGGCCTATGCGGCAGCTATCAAAGATGTCAAGCCTGACGCGGTGACAGCTTCTGCCAACGCAGCGCAAGCACTTTCCAATCTGGCATCCGGTCTTCCTGACAGCAGCCTCTTCGACCAGTGGTTTGGAGGGGACCAGACTCTCGCATCGTTCGGCGACGATGTTGCCGAGTTCGGCGAGGCTATGGGTGATTACTACAATGAGATCTCCGGAATTGACCTCGGAAAGATGTCCGGCGTCATCACCCAAGTCTGGGGGCTTGTGGATCTTGCCAAGGGCGTCAAGGATGTCGATAAGAACGCTTTCACCAACTTCAGTAAATCTTTGACCACCCTGGCGAATAGCGGCATCGACGGTTTCACCGATGCGTTCTCTAATTGCGGTCAGAAAGTCAACAGCTCTGTTCTTGTCATGTTGAACTCTGTTAAATCTTCCATCTCCAGCAATAAGGCTGTCGCCAACCCGGCAATGGAGGAGGTCATGGGTTCCCTGGCAAACGTGGTGAACGAGAAGACCACGTCTATGAACACCGCTGTTGTACAGATGATGAACGGGTTCAGCAAGACTATCCGGGACAACACCAGCCCTGTCAAGTCGGCCATGACCACAGTTTTGAACAATACGGTGACCGCCATCAACAGCACGAAGGGCTCGTTTACCGAGGCTGGCAAGAATGTCGGCCAGGGATTTGTGAACGGCATCAACTCTAAGCTGAGCGCTTCTACCGCTGCGGGCCGCAGTTTGGGCCTTGCCGCACTGAATGCAGCAAAGAAAGCACTGGACAGTCATTCCCCGTCCCGTGAGTTCATCCACCTGGGCGAGAATATGGGCGAGGGCCTGGCAATCGGTGTGAAGAACAGTATTCTCCCAGCTTCTCAGGCAACTTCCGGCATGATCGACGAGGTCATCGCGGTCAGCTCCAAGGGCATTGACGCTTTTAAGGAGTGGGCCGAAGAGAAGAAGTATTATGGCGAGCTCAGTTTGAAAGACGAGCTGGCCGGGTACGAAAATCTTCAGAAGATGTACAAGGCTGGGAGCGAGGAACGCAAGCAGATCGACCGTGAGGTCTACAGACTTCAAAATGAACTTGTAGCGGCTACCTATCAGGCCTCCATGGACTGGATTGAGGAAGAGAAATACTACAACCGGCTCAGTCTGGAAGAGGAACTTGCCGCTTATGAGCGTGTCCAGGCCAGATATTTGGAGGGCAGCGAGGAGCGTAAGAAAGCCGACCGTGAGGTATATCGCCTGCGGAATGAGCTGATGGATGCCTCTTATCAGCATTCCATGGACTGGATCGAGGAAGAGAAATACTACAACCGAATGAGCCTTTCTGACGAACTGGCCGCCTATAAGCGGGTCCAGAGCCGGTATGCAAAGGGCACCGACGAGCGAAAGAAAATGGACCGTGAGGTGTACCGGCTGGAGAAAGAGATCAGCGATGCCCAAAAGCAATATGTCGAGGACGTTCAGCGGGTCCAGAGCGAGGCCAATCAGAAGCGCCTTGACCTGGAGCAGGAATACGCCGATAAGGTGAAGTCCATCAACGATAAACTTGCCCAGGACATCAAATCGCTGAATGACCAGTACGAAAACGCCCTGAAATCCCGTGAGGATAGCCTTTACCGGTCTTACGGCCTCTTTGACGAGGTCAAGGAACGGGAGGAGGTCAGCGGGGAGACGCTGATGAAGAACCTGGAGGGTCAGGTCAAAGAATTTGGCGAATGGCAGGATATTTTGGATAAGCTGTCCGCCAGAGGCCTTGACTCCGACCTGATTGGGGAGCTTCAGCAGATGGGCCCGGACGCTATCTCGCAGATCAAGGCGCTGAACTCCATGAGCGACTCCGAACTGGAAAAGTATGCGGCTCTCTGGTCTGTCAAGCACGCCCAGGCTCGGGAGCAGGCTGTCGGCGAGTTGGAGGGGCTCCGTATCGAGACCCAGAACAACATCGCGCAGCTCAGGGTCGAGGCCGACCGGGAGCTTGAAGAGTATCGCTCCGTCTGGCAGTCGAAGATGGCGCAGGTCACGGCCGACGCGGATGCGGAGCTTGAACGGCTTCGCAAGGAATTTGGCGAAAAGGTCGGTCTTATCAAGACCAATACCGAGGATGACCTGAAAGAGATGTCCGAGACGGCGCAAAAGATCCTTCGGGAAGCCGGATGGGACGAGACCGGCAAGCAGATCGTGACCGGGCTGACCGATGGCGTTCAGTCTGAGCGTTCCAGCTTCATCGACGAGCTGACCAACATGGCGCTCGCCGGTGTGGAAGCCGTGAAGACAACGCTGGACATCAACTCGCCCTCTCGGGTATTCCATGAGTTGGGCAACTTCACAGGGCTTGGTTTCGTGAATGGTTTGCACAGCTATGTGGAGAAATCCTATGACATTGGTGCGGATATGGCGGAGTCGGCAAAGTCCGGCTTATCCAACGTGCTCCAGACAGTCGCCGATATTGTGAACGGCGGCGTCGAGATGGAACCGACCATTCGCCCGGTGCTGGACCTGTCCAATGTGGCGAGCGGTGTTGACACCCTTGACAGCTTGTTCTATTCCCGGCGGGCCATCGGTCTTGCCGGTCAGGCGAGCGTCGCGTTCAGCTCTCCCCGTGATAAGAGCCAGGCGGCCTTTACCGTGAACAACAGCGATGTTGTGGCGGAGCTCAAGTCCCTCAGGGGAGAGATGGCCGCTATGGCGGAGAAGATGGAACGGATGCGGGTCGTGCTGGATACCGGAACTCTGGTGGGCGAAATGGTTGGCCCTATGGATACTGCTCTCGGGCAGAGAGCTACTTATAAGGGAAGGGGGAATTAGTTTGTACCATTCTATCACATTTGGCGAGAAAAACACATGGGATGACTGGCGGCTGGTCCCCTCTTCCCGACCTCTGTTCAACCCTCCGCCCCAAAAGGTAAAGACACTGGACATTCCCGGTGGGGACGGCGTTATTGATTTGTCGCAAGCCCTCACCGGGTATCCGGTGTATCAGAACCGGACGGGCTCCATTGAGTTCATCGTCATGAACGACTTTAAGCCCTGGCACATGGCTTACTCCGACATCATGGACTATCTGCATGGGCAGACCCTGCGGGCGGTTCTGGAGGACGACCCGGAGTATTTCTACGAGGGCCGCTTTGCCGTAAACGCCTGGAAGTCGGAAAAGGACTGGTCCCGCATTGTTATCAATTACGATGTCGGCCCCTACAAATGGTCGGTGCTGTCGTCTGTTGACGATTGGCTGTGGGACCCGTTCAACTTTCAAAATGGCGTTATCCGAGCCATGCTGTTCAAGAACATCGCCGTTTCCACAACGGCAAAGGTCCAGCATCTGGACGCGGCGCTCTTTGGCCGGGCCCCCATCTGTCCTCATTTCGTTGTGAGGTCTTCGGCTGGACGGGGCGTCCATGTCCGTTTTGTAAATCCGAAGCTGGAGCTGGACATCACCAAGCTGCTGCACGATGGAACTGTGCAGATCCCGGAGTTTGTGTTCTTCGGGGATTTGGGAGCGGACATCTATTTCTGGTGCGACACCGGAACGGCAACGGTTTCTGTTGACTTTAGAGTAGGGAGGTTGTGACAGCGATGTATTCGATTTACGCAGACGGCGCTTGTATTTACAGTGATGTCTTTGCGGTTGACAGCATGAAAGTCATCAATCCCAAACTGACTCTGGAGGACAACGGGGCCGGCTTCCTGGTGGTGACGCTTCCACCCCATAACGCTGGCTATGCCTCTATTGTCCGAATGGTCACGGATATTTCTGTCCAAAAAGACGGCGAGGAGATCTGGGCCGGACGTGTGCTGTCGGAAAGCGAGGATTTTTACCGCAATCGTATCCTCTACTGTGAGGGTGAGCTGGCGTACTTCAACGACAGTACCCAGCCTCCGGCGGAATATTCGGGTATGAGCGTCCGCGGGTATCTGGAGCGGCTTATCGCCGTCCATAACTCTAAGGTCGCTGCAAACCGACGTTTCACCCTGGGAGCGGTGACGGTCGTTGACAAAAACTTTCCCACCTACTACACCAACCACGATAAGACCATGGCTGTCTTCAACGCCCTGGTCGAGCAGTATGGCGGCCATCTCAGAGTCCGCAAGGTGAATGGTGTTCGCTATCTGGACTATCTGGCCGAGTATCCCGATACTTGCAGCCAGGTCATCCAGTTCGGCTCCAACATCATCGACTTTACCAAGCAGTGGGACTCCACGGAGTTCGCAACGGTCATCGTTCCTCTGGGCAATCGTCTGGAGGACAGTCCCATTGAGGCGCTGGACGCATATCTGACGGTGGAGAGCGTGAACCACGGCAGTATGTATGTTCAGTCCAATGAGGCTGTCGCCGTCTATGGGTGGATCGAGAAAGCGGTCACCTGGGATGACGTATCTGACCCGGCGGTTCTGCTGGAGAAGGCAAAAGCCTATCTGAGCGACATCCAGTTTGACAACATGGAGCTGGAACTGAGCGCCCTTGACCTGCATTACCTGGATGTCGATGTCGAGGCGGTAAAGCTCCTGGATGAGATTCGGGTCATTTCCCGCCCCCACGGTCTGGACAGGATGTTCCCCGTGACTAAGCTGGAGATCCCTCTGGACAGTCCGGAGCAGACCCAATTCAAGCTGGGGACTACGGTAAAGACCAGCCTCACCAGTGTGAATAACCAAATCAGCGCGGCGATCCTGAAGAAGATCGACGACCTGCCCAAGGCCCACTCCATCCTCAAAGAGGCTAAGGAGAACGCCACTCAGATCATGAACATGGCCACCACCGGCTATATCACCATCACCAAGGACGATTACGGCTCGGAAACGCTTTATATTTCCAATGTCCGGGACTATACCAAGGCGGACAAGCTGTGGAAATGGAACATGAACGGCCTGGGATATTCCAATGACGGCGGCAAGACCTTTGGGCTGGCCATTACCATGGACGGCTCCATCGTGGCTGACTACATCACCACCGGTGTGCTGAACGCCGATGTGATTCGGGCGGGGACGCTGAAAGACTACGGCGGAAACTTCATCCTGGACTTTGAAACCGGAAAGCTGACCATGAAAAGGGGCTCCATCAATATCGGAAACGGCAACTTTACCGTGGACGAGGAGGGCAATCTGTATGCCCGCCGGGGCACCTTTGCCGGTACGCTCTCCGGAGCCAAGGGGACCTTTGGCGGCCAGCTTGTAGCGGCCAGCGGTGACTTCAAGGGTGTTGTGCAGGCGTCCGACTTCCTGGACCGATACGGCCGGAGCATGATGTCGGGGGACAAGTTCGCTTCTGACTATCTGGACCTGTATGGGCTGACCATCCGGAACAAGAATACCGGGGCGATTACGTTCGCGGTGAGCTCCACCGGAGTTATCACCATCAACGGTAACATCACTATGGGCGCCGGGAGTACCATCAACTGGGCCGCGGTCAGCAATCAAAATCTGAACTATAATCCGGCTTATTCCCTGGCTGACACTGCGAATACCAGGGCGAACAGAGCATTATCTGATGCTGCTGATGCTTACGACCTGGCTGATGCCGCTTATTACAGGGCTAATCAGGCATATAAGATGGCCGATTCTATTGAACTCCCCAGCTACATTCGATCAACCTACATCGACTCCACAACCATTAGAGCGCCAGTCATCGAGGGCGGAGAGTTCTATGGCGGGGAATTTAATGTTATTGCCGGAGGTAATGCTGGAAGTTTTAACTTGTATGGGCCCTATGGAAGTAGCCGTTATCATATGTTCTGCATTGAATACTACGACGCCGGCGTATGGGGGCCATATGTTTATATTTCCAGCCCGTGTGGCGGAACAATCTGCTTTAATGGCCGAGTTGAGTTTACCGGAAGCGTTGATTTTTCCAGTGCCAGAGTCGATGGTATTGATTCGGAATAGGAGGATAACTGTGAAGAAAAAATTCAAAAATGCTGAGATGGATGTGATGATAAACCATCTCAAGCCGGTTTTGTCTCACCGGGACAAGATTGGCTATATCGCGGCCAGAAATTATCGCATACTTGCCGAGTGCCTCACCGAATACGAGGTGTTTCGCAACGGTCTCATTGAAAAGTACGGTGAGGAGACCAAGGACGGCAGCGGACGGTCCATTATCGGCGTTAAAGTAGACTCCCCCAATTTCCAGAAGTTCTGCGACGAACTGGCCCCATTCAACGAGATGTCACATGAGGTTGAGTTGATGACCGCCAAGTATGAGGAAGCTATCGGCTGTCTTTCTGGAGAAGAGCTTTTGGGACTCGACTGGATGTTTGAAGATTAGAGGTGATTCAGGTGGCTAATATCGCCACATTCCTGCAAAAAATTCTGGACGCTGTGTATGGCGAAGAAGTGCGCGGTTCCATCCATGATGCTTTGGCGGCCATGAATGTGGAATCGTCAAACGCTATGGAGTTCGCCGCCACGGCAAAGGACTCCGCCAAAGTCTCAGCCGATTCTGCCAGAACTTCGGCATCCACGGCCACCCAAAAAGCCGGGGAGGCTCTTGCTTCTGCCGGGGCCGCCAAAGTCTCAGAGACAAACGCAAAGATTTCCGAAAATAATGCCGTAATTCAGGCTTCTGATGCGGCTAAATCTGCTGCAAATGCCAAGACATCAGAGACTGCTGCCGGCAACTCGGAGGCTATCGCCACGCAAAAGGCTCAGGAGGCCGCCAATTCTCAGAGTGCTGCCGCTCTCAGCGAGACTGAGGCCAAGGCCGCGGAGGACCGGGTCAAGACCATCCGAACAGATGTGGAAACACTGGGCGCCCAGGCAACAGCGGACAAAAATGCTGCGGAGGCCGCCAAGGTTGCCGCCGAGGCTGCCGCAGATGACGCTACCATCGCTGAGACGAACGCTAAGCTATCGGAGAATGCCGCTCTTGTGGCTCAGACTGCCGCAGAACTCGCCAAGGATGATGCGGAAGCGGCAAAACTGGCTGCACAGAACGCCAAGACTGCCGCAGAGGCGGCTAAGGACGATGCGGAGAATGCCAAGGATAAAGCAAAGGTCTCTGAGGATGCTGCTGCCGCAAGCGCTCTCTCCGCCCAGCAGTACAGCGGCAAGCCTCCGAAGCCCCAGGACGGGACTTGGTGGATCTGGGATGCCGACCAGCAGAAGTATCTGGACAGTGGTATTGCCTGCGACTTGGTGGGACCCACTGGCAACGGCGTCAAGGACATCAAGCTCACAAAGGGTGACCATACCCCCGGAACCACGGATATTTACACCGTGACCATGACGGATGGGACGACCACTTCCATTTCCGTCTACAATGGCCGGAATGGTACGGGTACGGGCGACGTTCTTGGTATCGCCTTTGACCTGGTCCTCCCGTCTTCCGGGTGGGTCAATGGGGAGCTGACCGTCGCCGACAGCCGTCTTCTGGCCCTGGCGACCCACAAGTATCTTATCGACGCGGACGAAGCCAGCCGTGAGGAGTATCTGGAGTGCAATGTGCAGGCCAGGAACATCACCACGACTGGCTTTATCACGTTCAAAAATGACACCGACCCGACGATGGACCTGACGGTGAACATCATCCGTCTGGAACTGTCGGCAAACGGCTCGTGAGGGGGTGCGAGGCTTGAAAATCGAAATCAAGGGTTCGTTCACCCGATTGGTGGGAGACGCCAGCCTGGTGCAGAACTCCACAACACCCTACACTGTGGAATTTACGTTCAATAGTGCATGGGACGGCTTTGCCAAGACCGCTCTGTTCGAGGCGGGCGGGGCCAGCATCGCTGTTGTTCTCACTGATGACCGCTGCACCATTCCTGCCGACTGTCTGAAACGAGCAGGGGTCCGGCTCCAGGTCGCCGTAGTCGGGACAAAGGGCGACCAGCGCATTTCTACGGGATGGTGTGTGACCGGCATGATCCTGCACAAGGCCAGCCTCGGCCTGGGTCATGGCGGCGGGGGCTCTGTGCTGCCGGATGATGCCTATGAGCAGATCATGGCCGTCATCGGTGACCTCGGCGCCGCCGGGTTCGAGGGAAAGACCCTGTCTGAGGTCATTATCGAGCTCCGAAACAACATCTCCGGCACCGCGACAGATAAAGAGGTCGAGGATATGCTGGACACTACATTCGGTTCCACTCCGACTCTGCCCGACAATCCCGGTGGGGAAGAACGCCCTGACAATACCGCCACTGACAAAGAAGTGGCGGATATTCTTGATGAGGTTTTCGGCAGATAGCCGTAACCACATATTTTTACAAGGAGGACTTGATTATGTCTAAGCACACTACTATTGACCAGCTCAAAATGCTGGCCCAGCGCACCAAGACCGAGCTGGCCGCTCTGGACGGGAAGATCGCCGACTACGGCCTGACCAAGCAGGAGACTGCCGAGGACGGCTATCTGGCCACCTATCAGCTCACCAAAAATGGCGCCCCCATCGGCGACAAGATCAACATCCCTAAGGACCTGCTGGTGAAGTCCGCCTCCGTCAAGGAGGTCACCGAGGCCGATCAGCCCTACGAGGGTGCTGCGGTCGGCGACAAGTACATCGACTTCGTCATCAACAGTGTTGAGGGCGACGCCAATGAGAGCCATGTCTATCTGGCTGTGAAGGACCTGGGCGGGAGTGTCACTGTGGAGACCGCTACCGACGTTGAGGTGGAGGCTATGCTGACCGAGGTCTTCGGTCCGGCCACCGAGCCCGATCCTGAGGAGCCCGTTGGACCCTAAGCATACTCTGAGCGGGGGATGGGATACGCCTGTCCCCCGTTCGTCTTTTGAAAGGACGGAAACGCATGGCAGAGAAACTGACCACGATTGACCAGCTTAAAAAGCTGGCGCTCAGGACCAAGGCTGATTCCGCTGCCCGTATCTCCGAGCTGGCGGAGATGATTGCCGCCGGTCTGGAAGATGCGCAAATCGGCTTCACTGTCACTCTGCCGGCCGCTAACTGGAGCGGCAGAGCACAGACAGTTCAGCACGAGTCCTTCCTGGCAGACAGCAGCTACTGGTATCTTGTCTGCGGCGACGCCGACTGCTTCATTGAGTGCGGTGACACCGGCATCCGAGCGGACAACATCACAACCAACGGTGAGGCTATGTTCCATTGTGAGATCACGCCGGAGAATGACCTGACCGTGAATATTCTTCGACTGGAGGTCGTCGAGAAATGAGTAATCCCAACGAAGTCGGAAAGGTGTTCAACCTGACCGGCAGCGGCGGAGGCAGCAGTTCTATCAAGCTGGAGAGCTTGGCTGTCACCAAGCCGCCCAACAAGACAATCTACAAGTCCGGGGAGAGCTTCGACCCTACCGGGATGGTGGTGGAAGCAAGCTACGGCTTCGGCCTGACCTCGGAAGTGACCGGATACACCGTGACGCCCTCTGTGCTGACGGATGGCGTGACGGAGGTCACCATCACCTATACGGAGGGCCGGGCCACCAAGACGGCCAGCACTCCTGTCACTGTGGAAAAGGTCCTGGTCTCCATCGAGGTTACCACCCCGCCTACTAAAACTATTTACGACTATCTGGAGAGCTTTGACCCGGCCGGTATGGTGGTCACAGCTATGTTCTCGGACGGTTCCACGGCCGTTGCCGAGGGTTACAGCTATCCCAGCTCCGCGTTCTCCACACTGGGAGATCAGGTAGTTAATTTGGACTATACCTACGAGGGCGTGACCAAGAGTACACACTTGTTAGTAGCAGTTGACGCTATCGTGGTGGCGGTCCCTACGCAGAAGAACGCGCCCGCCTATGACGGCTCCAGCAAATCCCCTTCCTGGGATGGATACGATTCCATCAAAATGGCTTTGGCCGGGACCATTGACGGGGTCAACGCCGGCACCTACACCGCCAAGTTTACGCTGGTCTACGGATATTTGTTCCCCAACGGCACCAGCGAAGCCACGGTGGAGTGGATCATCAGCCGGGCAGTCATTCCGGCGCTGCCCACCCAGAGCAACGTTCTGGCGGCCGACGGCACGCCCAAATCGCCCACCTGGGACGGCTACATCGTGGGTCAGCTCACTTTGGGCGGCGACCGGTTCGGCACTGAGGCCGGAGACTACACCGCCGAGTTCACCCCCACGGACAACTATCAGTGGTGGGACGGCACCACCGGAATGAAGACGGCCACCTGGACCATCACCAGCGTCATCGTGCCCATCCCGACGCAGAAGAATATCCCCACTTACACCGGGGCGGCCCAGACGCCGCAGTGGGACAACTTCGACATCGACAACTGCACCGTCCAGGTGACGCCGGCTACGGACGCCGGGGAGCACTCTGCGGTATTCAGTCTGGTGCAGGGCATGTGGTCGGACGGCACCACCGCTAACAAGACGGTGAAATGGGTCATCAACCGGGCCACCATCGCCAAGGTCCCCGCCCAGAGCGGGATGCCTAAGTATGACGGTAACCCCAAAACCCCGACCTGGGACACCAACTACGACAGCGCTAAGATGACGCTGAGCGTGGAGTCTCAAATCAATGCTGGGACGGGATACACCGCTTCGTTCACGCCCACTGCCAACTACCAGTGGTCGGACGGGACGGTTGGGGCCAAGGTGGTCTCCTGGGGCATCGCCAAGGGTGACAACGCCATCACGGTGAGCCCCGCGTCGCTGACGCTGAACATGACCACCAAAAGCACCAAGTTCACCGTGGGCCGCAAGGGCAACGGTGCTATCACCGCCACCTCCAGCGATACCAAGGTCGCTACCATCGGCTCTGTCAATCAGAACACCGGCGAGGTGGTGGTCAACAGCGTGAACGACACCAGCGGTACCGCCACCATCACGGTCAAGGTGGCCGAAGGCGACAACTATCTGGCCCCTGCCAACAAGACCGTTTCGGTGAAGGCGAGCTTCCGGGAGTATCTGTATGGCTTCGACATCAACCTGAACGACAGCAATCCGGCCACCCGGGTCAGCTATCCCAGTGACGTGGAGAACTCCGGCTTTGCCAAGGCCATGATGAACTTCGGCGGCGCGTTCAGCTATGGCGGATGGCCCAGCACCCCTGGCTCCAAGTTTATGCCCCGGCCCTGTATGCTGAAGTATGACGGGACGGTGGCTTACTATCTCAACCCCAACGACCTGACCAAGAAGGCGGACGGCTCCGCTTCGGACGTGGCCAACATCAACTTCGGTGGCAATGCCATGATGGAATGGCCCAAAATCTACGTCAAGCGGTGGGAGAGCGGCGGCGTGTACCACTTCCGGTGTTCGGACGTGAAGGTGGACGCCGACTACGAGTGCTGGAGCAACTACGACAAGAACAACAAGGAGATCCCGCACTTCTACACGCCCATCTTCGACGGGGCATGGGACTCCTCCGGGCGGATGCGCTCCATCAGCGGGCAGACCTGCAAGGTCAGCACAACAGCCCAGCAGGAGATCGACGCCGCCAAGCTGAACGGCGCGAACATCTGGTACACCGAGGTCATCGCTGATATTTTCCTGGTGCAGGACCTGCTCACCATGATGTTCAAGAGCACCGACCTTCAGGCCACCGCAGGGTACGGCCGGGTCAGCGCGAGCAACGCCATCGCGACCGGCACCATGAACACCAAGGGTATGTTCTGGGGAGCAAGCGACAAGACCTCCGGCGTCAAGGTGTTCGGCATGGAGAATCCGTGGGGCAACGTCTGGCGGAGGACCGCTGGGCTCATCTGCAACGCGGGCTCGGTCAAGGCCAAAATTACCAGGGGGACAAAGGACGGTTCTACCGCCGCCGACTACAACACGGACGGCTCCGGCTACAAGAGCATCATGACGATGGCTACGGGCGGCGGATACATCAGCGCCATGCGAACGGAGAAGTTCGGACGCCTCGCCACCGCTTTCAGCGGCTCGACAACCACCTATGAGGCGGACTACGCCTACTACAACAACTCCGGCGTCAGATACGCTATCGTTGGTGGCTACTGGAACTATGACCTGCTTGCCGGGCCGTTCTGCATCCGCCTGCACTATGCGCCCGGCGCTGCGAACACCAGCCTTGGCGCGGCCCTCTCTTGTAAACCACTTGCCGCGGCGTAGCCGCGTAAAGGAGAGGTCTGGAGAACCTTGGGTCTCCGGGGAAACGAAATTCAAAATGGAGCGCCTGTCCATCCATAAACGGGCATAGGGGCCGGGGTCGAAAGATACCCTCCCCTAATTTTTATAGGGGTATGCACTGCGCCCACGCTATCGTTGGTGGCAACTGGAACAATGACCTGAATGCCGGACCGTTCTACATCAACCTGAACAATACGCCCGACAATACGAACACCAACATTGGCGCGGCCCTATCTTATCCACGCGAACCCTCATATATGAGCAATGCAGTGCATATCGCTGCCGAACGCAGTAAGGGGAGGGGCTTCACCGGCCTCTCCCTTTCCTCACCGCTTGGTGAAAATCAACTCGGTGCAAGCACCCGTTAGTATCTGAAAGAGGTGAAAGCGGGTGAGAGGATAAGAGAGTAATGAAATCCTACAAACACTTGTTTGACATCTGCATATCGGAAGAAAACCGCCGCAAAGCCATCAAGCAGGCCAAGCGCACAAAGCGCGTCCGTAAGATGCTGAAGAAACGGCACATGTCGGATGATGAACTGCTGTGCGCCTCCTACGACTGGATCATGCAGTACGAGAACGCCGAGCATGTTCCGAAGGTCATCCATGACGGGACGGCCCACAAGGAACGGGTCATCATCGTGCCGACGCTGGAGGAGCTTATCGTTCAGCACTGTGTCGCTAAGGCCATGGAAGAGATGTTCTGGCATGGAATGTACCAGCACAGTTACGCCAGTCTGCCCAAGCGAGGAGCCCACAAGGCCAAGAAAGTCATCGAGAAATGGATCGAAATCGACCCGAAGAACGTGAAGTATGTTCTGAAAATGGACGTCCATCACTTCTTTGACAGTATCCCGCACGATATTCTGAAAGCAAAGCTCCGCAAGCATATCCACGACGACATGATGCTGGACTTGCTGTTCAAGATCATCGACGTGACTGACGCCGGTATCCCTCTTGGCTTCTATACCTCGCAGTGGCTCTCCAACTGGTATTTGCAGGAGCTGGACCACTTCATCAAGGAGCAGCTTCACGCGGTCTACTATGTCCGCTACATGGACGACATGGTCATCTTCGGGTCAAACAAGAAAGTTCTGCACCAAATCAGACAAGCCATCTCCGAGTATCTTGAGACCAACCTGGGCCTGGAGCTGAAAGGAAATTGGCAGGTGTTTCGTTTCTCCTACACCGTCAACGGTGAAGACCGAGGGCGGCCTCTGGACTTCATGGGCTTCCAGTTCTATCGGAACCGGACGGTGCTGCGCAAATCTATCATGCTGAAAGCAACCAGAAAAGCCCGCAAGATTCACAAGAAACCTTATCAGGAGCGCAAGCCAACTGTTCACGACTACCGCCAGATGATGTCGTATCTGGGATGGATCGACTGTACCGACACCTACCGGATGTACCTGAAGCATATCAAGCCGAGGGTCAGCTTCCAGCGGATGAAGCGGTACATTTCCCGCTATGACCGGCATGACGACCGTCGTGTGTACGAGCAGCTTGTGCAGCTATATTTGCCGAGAGGAGGAAAGCGCCGTGGAACCCGTTTACATCACCGCAGAAAGTACCGTCCGCCCCAAGGAAATCGAAGTGGGCGTAACGACTGTGTATCTGCGCCGCAACATTGTTGAGACGCAGCGCACCGACCCCATGGATGAGGGCCGCGAGCCCACCCCCGTGTTCGTCTATGAGGAAGCCCAGCTCACTAAGGATGAAGCCCTACTGGTTCTCGCCGAGGGCCAGGAGAACCACTCCAAAGAACTGGCGGATGCCGACGGCATCAACATCGACCACGAGTACCGGCTGACCCTGCTGGAGCTGGGCCTGTCCGAGACTGATATTTGAGGAAAGGAGATGTAGAGCATGTTGTATCGTACTCTGAAGCGCATGATTGAGCGCGGCCAGACTGACGGCATCGAGAGCAAGCTGGATATTTTCTACGCTGCCGGCAAGATTTCCGAGGCCGAGTATTCCGAGCTGATCGGGATGTTGAGCACCCAGCGGTAACTCTACACAATGCTTAAAAGCAGTAGGAGGTGACAGGTATGGACGGAGATTATATCTCTCGCCATGAGCATGAGGAGTTCCGCCGTAGCATGGAGGCTGAGAATCAACGTCTGGAGGATGAAAACATCCGCCAGAATCACCGGTTGAACGCGCTGGAGGAGACCGTCAAGCAGGTTGCCGCTATCAGTACATCCGTGGAAAAACTGGCTCTGAACATGGAAAACATGCTGAAGGAGCAGGTCAACCAAGGAAAACGTCTGGAGACGTTGGAGGGCCAGGACGGAGAGAACTGGCGTAAGGCTGTTTGGTGCGTTATCAGCGCCATTATCGGCATCGCCGTCGGAATGATTTTCCGGCTCCCTGTTTCGTGATGGAGGGTGACGTATGCTGAACATCAAAGCAAAGGAAGCCCCGCCCATTGTGGAGCAGCCTGCTGATATTTCTGAGGACTGGCCGGAGGACGTCGTTGAAGAACCAACCCTCGACCTCTCTGAACCGAGCAAAAAGAAAGCGACCACTATGAAAATTATCGTGTGGGTCTGCCTGCTTAACGGTATTGCCTGGGTGTGGTGCAGCTACATCCTCGCATGGATGGGCAAGGAGCAGATTGCCGAGAGTTTATCTCAGGTGGCGCTTACCGAGATCATCGGCGTGGTGCTGGTGTACGCCATCAAGTCTGCCGTCGAGAACCTGAGCAAGAACAATTCATGGCCGGATAAACATGGCTCTGCTCCGCCTGATGGGGTCGGATAACATAAGGAGGAATCAAAAATGGAAAGTGTTCTGAACTGGTCCATGGTCATCAGCGTCATCGGTGTGCTGGTGGTGGTGACCAACATCGTCGTCCAGGTGCTGAAGAAGGTCACCTGGGACAAGCTGCCGACCAACATTCTGGCGGTCGCCGTCTCGATGGTACTCACGCTGGTGGCGTTCTTCGCCTACTGTCAGATCAAGGCTATCGCGGTGGTATGGTATATGGTGGCCGCCGCGGTCGTGCTGGGGTTCATGGTAGCGTATGCAGCCATGTTTGGTTATGACAAGCTCATGGAGGCTATCGGCAGGACCGGCAAACAGTAATTAGAAGCGGAAAAAGGTGTAGGAGTGTCGTTTATTCCTTGACTACTCCTACACCTTGACCGTTTAGGCCTTGGAAATACGGGACTTTATGCTTCTATCATAGAAACATCTTTAAGACACATCTACTGCTAAATGCTGTTATTCCAACGGTTTGAGAAGCAGTAAGAAGTGGGTAAAAGCAAAGAAATGTAGATAACTCGTATTTTATTCCTATGTTATTCCTATACAGCTATTCCTACACTTCTGAGGAGAGGATTTACCATGCAAGAAATCTTATATTTATGCGACGGCAACGTGGAAACTTGCTCGAAAACCGGCTGCTACAAAAGAGGTCGGGAATGTCGGCATACCACAGACGTTGCCCATGCGATAAACCCGGAGAACAGTCGCAGGTTTGTTCCTGACGAAGCAGGGAACCTTTGGGAGACCGAATCCGAGGAGAAATAGTATTCAGTCGGAAAGGAAACCGCCCTTGACCGTTGGTGGCAGTTAGGGGCGGCTTTGTGTTGTTATCAGACCACTTCGACCATCTCAGGCTCGGGAGCGAGAATCCCGGCCTTTAAGCCATGCTTCAGCGGGATGCGCGTCGGTATATGCATCGGCTTCATCAAGGGACATGCGTCTGATTTCTTCGTTTGTCAATCTGGCCATAGAGCTTTCCCTCCTTTCCGATTGAATAGTGTTTCTCCTGGATTATTACCTCCGGTTCTCGTCCAAAGTCAATCTGATACACATGGAGGCGCTGTCAAAAAATTCCGCCCATCGCGCACCCTATTTTATTTTTTCGATTTCCTGTTTCAGCCACTCAAACTCTCGCTGGGTATAGACCTTTTCGGTGATGTCCGAAATCTTGTGGCCGACCATATATTTGATGGCATACTCGTCAACCCCGGCCTTTTTACAAGCTGTGACAAAATGTTTTCTGCCATCGTGCGGACGATGCTCAGGATTCAGCTTCAGTTCCTCACGAACCATGCCAAAACCCTTTTGGTATCGCTGATAGGTCATTATCGTAGGTTTGCCACTCCGGCCGTCCGTACAGTTGAACAGGTATTTACTGCCGATTGTCAGAGCCTCTTTATATTTTCGCTCAACAAGAGGGCGTATCCTCGAATGGATGGGAACGACTCGGTCCATGCCGGCGTCAGTTTTCATGCCGCCTTTGAACGTCCAGTTCTCCAGATCTATATTTTCCAGCTCCAATAGGCCGAGCTCCTGGGGACGCCAGCCTGAGTAGCACTGGATCAGCATGGCGTCTACAAACCGTTTGTCATCGACATGGGTCCAGAGACGCCCCATCTCTTCTTCGGTAAAGGGCATATGCTCTTTCTTCACCGTTTGGATCTCTTTGATAGTCTCTTCGGTCAGGTTGAATGTGCGGGAGTAGTTCCGGTCGACCAATTCATACTCAAGGGCGTAGTCCAACATGAGATTGAACAGGGACTTGATTTTGTTCTTCATGGATGCGCTGGGGTGCTGCTCTCTCCCCCTGACAACTGCGGTTCCCTCTTCCATGCAGCCTTTGACATGGCGGGCACGAACGTCTTTCACTCGCATGTTATAGACTGCCGAGCAATAAGCCCAGGCGGATGTGACCGCTCGAACACTGCCGTCTGCTTTTAAGGTCTTGAAATACTCTTCCGTCCATTTAACATAGAGTTCTTTGACTGTGATGGACGGCTCCAGGTCATAGGGGTTTTTGTTATATTCCACGAGGGCCGCATAAGCGTCATTGTAAGTTAGAAAATACGACTCCGGTTTAAGGGGTCTGCAAATAGGTTTCCCCTCAGGTGTTTTGCCAACCGTGACCATTGCTCTGAACGGTTTGCGAAGATTGTTGGTTTTTATCTCCGTGATTTGTCCGAAGCCATTTGGGAGGCGTCGTCGTTTGTTATTCTTGGCACGCGGTTTTCGTTTGGCAGTCGGCTGCATCGGATAGCCACAGTGAGGACAGGCCGGAGCCTTGTCACTGACTTGCAGCTCGCATTCAGGACATTTGATAAGCATGATTGACACCTCCAAAATAATAATATATCATAGTGTAGGAGTTTGTCAAGCTATTCCTACACAAAATTTTTAATTTAGATTAGACACGCTCCTAACTTAGATTAGCGGAGGCCGAGATATGGTTAGCGTGGATGTGTCTGTTTGCCCCAAATGCGGTGGGGCGTTGAAGTATTATGGAATGGTTCCACGAATTGTACGAACGAAGAACCGGGCCACTTCCTGGGTCAAGATACGACGGCTTCGCTGCTCTGAGTGTGGTGCTTTTCATAGAGAGCTGCCAGAGCTAATATTTCCGCATAAGCAATATGAGGCCGAGGTCATCCTCGGGGTTTTGGAGGGGCTTATCACCTGTGAGACTATTGGCTTCGAGGACTACCCTTGCGAACTGACCATGGCTAATTGGAAATCGCAGGAACCGCAACTCCTTTTATGGAGGAATCCATATTTGAAAGGAGAAACAGAACATGAAACTTATACCTGTGGAGGCCGTACCTAAGCGGCGAGGCAGGCATCACCTGCAAGACCTTATTGAGGAATTTGTGAAAGGGGACGCCGAGGTCGTGCAAATCGACTTTAGCGACCATGACTACAAATCCGCACAGGTCTGCCGGTCGTGCCTGGGCGTCGCCACAAAGAAATCTGGCCACCCCATTAAGGTGTCGCTTCGTGAGGGTGTTGTTTACCTGAGCAAAATGTGATTCAAGGGGACGGAGCCCTGTAACAGGGGCTCTTTCCTTTTGACCGAGTTCTTTTTAACAAAAAGTGGCCGCAAACTTAGAATAGCCGTTGAAAGGAGGTAAACGCCAATGAGTGAGGAAAATTTCCCCTCCGGCTCAGTTCCGGTCGCTGTTGCGGCCCGCGTGTATGGCAAAGACGCATCGTGGGTTCGAGCGGGGATCGTGTCCGGATGGCTCCCGATTGGTAAGGCCACTCGCAGCGGTAAGCTGGTCACCAGCATTGAGGAGATGGATTCGAGGTTGGGGCGTATCAACTTCTACATCTCCCCCAAGAAGCTCTACGAAGAGACGGGATATTTGTGGAAAGGAGAGAGACGGTAATGGGAACCGCAATACGCCCCGAGATCTCAGGCAAAAACAAATACTGGATCGAGCGCCACCGCTACTATGAGCTCAAGCATTTCTGTCTTCAGTATCCCATTTGGAAGCAGGCCCATGCGGCGCTTGACAGTCTGAGCCGCCGTCCGGCTGACCTGGCAATCTTTGTTCGTAGCGGGCAGATACACGGCGACCCGACCGCCAGGTGTGCGGAGTCACGGCTGTTCTTTGCCGACCGCATGAAGATGGTGGAGCAGGCAGCCATCGGAGCCGACCCGGAGATCTATACTTATATTTTGCGGGCCGTGACCGAGGGACTGTCCTACGACACCTTGAAGATGCAGCATGGCATCCCCTGCTGTCGTGACGTCTACTATGACCGGTACAGACGGTTCTTCTGGCTGCTGGACAAAGCAAGAGACTAACCGCAAATTTTGCACTTCCTGTTATGGAAAGGAGGTTGCATCATGGAAACTGAAAACAAGGTCCTGACTTATGCTATGGCTTTTGCCACAGTGTCTGCCGGAGTCTTGATGTTGTCCATTGTTCCTGCTGCCCTTGGGATTAGACAGACGCAAAAGGCGCAAGCGTTTAATCTGCTGGCAGACGGACATCGGGCAATGTCACTGGCGAAAGCATACGACGCAAAAGCGGCAGCGCAAGCGCTGAAGACTGTTGTATCGGAAGTAATGTGACCCGGAGAGGATTGAGGCCTATAACAGGGCCTCTTTCCTTTTTATATTTTCCAGCACGCAGGTGACCGGAAAACATGCTAAATTAGTATCTGAAAAATTCCCGGGTTGAAAATTCTGAAAATCATTTTGGAGGTGCATCTATGGAAATCGCCGTTGGTATTCTTATCGGGCTTCTCATCGGCGTGGTGCTATCCCATCGCCGGCCTTTGGGCAATCTCCGTGTTGACCGCTCTGACCCGACCAGCGAGCCCTATCTGTTTCTGGAGTTGGATACGGACGTCCGGACCATTATGCGCAAACGGCGCGTCGTCTTTAAGGTTCGGGTCGAAAACTTTCTCCCGCACGAATAGCAGTGGCTATTATGGAGCCAACTCAAAACTGAAAGGAGAAATGCAAAATGGCAGAGATCAAGAAATTGCTGGACGAGGTGATCGAGGCGGAACTCACCAACTTGAGTTCCCTCTCATCCGACGACGAAAAGAAGTCGGAGGCAATCAAGAATCTCACAGCACTACACAAGCTCCGTATCGACGAGATCAAGGCCAAGACTGAGGCTGATGAGAAGCGTCTTCGTCGGGCTATGGACAGCAAGCAGCATCGTGCTGAGCTCACTTTGAAAGAGCGTCAGGCCGATGGTGACGAGGCCGCCCGGGCCAACGAGGAGCAGCTCAAGCAGCATCAGCTCAACGACCAGGTCACCGACCGGTATGTGAGGATTGGTGTGGCGACTGCGGAATTGGTGTTGCCGCTGGTGTTCTACGGTGTGTGGATGTCGAGGGGCCTCAAGTTCGAGGAGACCGGAACGTTCACCTCGCAGACATTCAAGAATCTGTTCAACCGCTTTAAGCCTACGCGGAAGAGTTAAGGCTGCACAAGCGTTGAGGTCGTGTGAAAAACACGGTCTCTTCGCTTTTTTCGTCGATTTTGCAGGGCGCTTTATGGAAAGGAGATGACAAAGAGCTCTTTATATCTCTCGACTTAATGCCGGAAGTGCTGTATAATACATATGGTTGCTTCCAAATTAACAGGAGGTAATGAAAGTGCGCAGAAAGGAAAATAGGGTTATCAAACCGGCAGGTAGCGAATTGATGGACTACCTGAACAAAGGATACGCAATCTGCAACAAGTGCGGAGCGGTCATGGATCGCAGAGAAGATCCCGAAGGCGGATGTGATATTTATACCTGCCCGTCCTGTGGATGGGAAATTGACGAGATGGACTATGAGTACGAGGATGGGGACGAAATGGAACTCGTGCTCGACGAAAGAGGTAAAAACTGCCTGATCTTCAGGAACGACATGCCGCCCGCCGGATGCAGAGCGTGCGGAGGCCCGTACCCCTACTGCAAAGCATCCTGCAAGATGTTTGACGACTAAAGCATTATCAACGTGGAGGAGGAGTCCCAACAGGGGCTTTTCCTCTTTTTGTTTGGAGGCGGCCATGCGATACCACTATGAAAAACCAGAAATCTATCTATCGATGTATGGGAAACGGTACATTTGCAATCATCCGGTGTATGACAGTTGCACCTTGTTCCAAATTGGCGAAGAGGGTTTGGCTGTGATACAGCAGCGATACGATCCGGAGACGAAGAGTACGTTTTGGACAGAGGTGGACGCCTGGCTGACCGATGACTTATATTTGCATCCTAATTTCAAGGAATTTTTTGATAAGCGGGCTGGAGCTTGTACGGACGGGCTCTGGCCCACTGTTACAATCAGACAAATCATGTGGGCACTGAAGATGAAGCCTCTTCCCAAGGAGCGGTGGGAAACGGTCTTTGACAGGCGTTATATTTAGCGCCAAATTCGCAGCCCCTATTGTGGATACCAATACCTATGAAAGGGGTTTAAGGAGTATGGACGAGATGAAGATTGAATCGAAATGGATGACTGGACTGGCATCGAGGTTCATCAAGAAAGCGTTGTGCAATAAGTTGGGCTGCAACATGGATGTTCAGCTTAACGGATTTCGCACGACGGTTCTGGATGACAAGACGCATGTCCACTTGGACGTCGATTTGGAACTCACCAAGGACGAACTCAACAAACTGATGAAGAGCATTGGTCTCTGAGGGCAAGGCCGCATAACAGCGGCTTTTGCTCTTTCCGCAGATTTCGCAAACCGTATTATGGAGAGACAGTTAGCTCAGTGGTAGAGCGCCTCATGCCTGAGGAAGTCATCGGTTCGAGTCCGATACTGCTTCTCTAACTTTTGAGCCAATTCGACGGCTCTTATATTTTTGAAAGGAGAACGCGCAATGAAATCCAAGCTAAGTCAAAAGGTTGGACGAGCCTTGAAAAAGGCGTCTCCGACCATCTTGACGTGCATAGGAGCCGTCGGTGTTGTGACAACCGCGGTCTTGGCCGTCAAGGCAACCCCCAAAGCCCTCGAAATGGTGAGGGCCGACAGCCGGAAGAACCATGATGGGGACCCGCACGCCGCGACCAAAGTGGAGGTGGTCAAATCGTGCTGGAAATGCTATATCCCCGCTGCGGTCACCGGCGCTACTACAATCGCCTGCATCTTCGGAGCCAATACGCTGAACCGGCGGCAGCAGGCCTCCCTCGCCAGTGCGTATGCTCTGGTGAATCGCTCCTTTATGGAGTACAAAAACAAGGTAAAAGAGCTCTATGGACAGGAAACGCATGACAAAATCATGGACTCGCTTATGGTAGAGAAACCGGAAGCCCCCAGTATTTCCGGCAGCTTAACCGGTCGGAGGTTCGACTTTGGAGAAACCGATGAGCAAAAGCATCTGTTTTACGATGCGTTTTCCAAACGATATTTTGAAGCTACATTTTCAGATGTTCTGCTGGCCGAGCTCCATGTAAATCGCAACTTCGCACTCAACGGCGGGGAAATCGGAGTGGACGCGTTCTACACATTCCTCGGGCTCGACACTCCGGAGGACTTAAAGGACCTCGGTTGGTTCGTGTCTGATTACTACTATTTCATTGACTTTTCGCACTCCAAACACCGCATTGATGACGGCCCAGATCGGGAACAAATTGAGTGCTGGATGATCGAAATGGACTTTCCGCCGACGCTGGAAGCGTTAGAAATGAACTAATCCGCAGAAACGGCAAGCACCTTTATGGAAAGGAGGTTACGCTTTATGGAGCAGAAAACTTTGTTTAAGCTGATGTCCCTTGTTGGTCTGGCCCTTGGCGGGGTTGGAACACTGTTGTCCAGTTGGGCAGACAGCAAGGAGCAGGAGGCGCTTATCGAGGAAAAGGTCAATGAAGCACTTGCCGCCCGTGAAAGTGAAGAAGAAGCTGAGGAGCCCTGACAGGGGCTCTTCGCTTTTGGAGGGGTACTGGATGAACGAAGTCGTAGTGCAGGCGCTCAGTGAGTACCTCTATGAAACCGGAGAGCCCGAAGCCCTTTGGCCGGAGCATTGGTTTGTGGAGGTATCTACTTCAAGGTGGATTGCCGGGGAGCTTATTGATGCAATTCTGGACCATCCTATGGACTCGGCGGAAGACATCATGGAGGAGCTTGCCATTAAGATGACGGCGTTTCACGCCGCATCAGACGGAACCAAAGCCGAGCGGATATTCTCAATCGCTGAAAAATGCTTATGGGAATGGCTCGAACTATTCAGAGAGGAGAACATATTCTCATGAAGAAAAAAGCAATCGTCAAATCTTTGGAGGTCGCTAAAACGGCTCTGAAGAAGTACAGCCCGCAAATCCTGACCGGCATCGGCATCGCCGGCATGATTGCCACCACCATCACGGCCGTCAAGGCCACGCCCAAGGCGCTCCAGCTCATCGACGAGCGGGAAATCAAGGAAAACAAGCGCCTCAGCACCACGGAGGTCATCAAGACCACCTGGAAGTGCTATGTCCCGGCTGCCGTGACCGGGACCTTGTCGGTGGCCTGCCTCATTGGCGCGAGTTCGGTCAGCCTGAAGCGTCATGCCGCGCTCGCCACGGCCTATACGCTCTCCGAGACAGCTCTGAAAGAGTATCAGGAGAAGACCATCGAGGTTGTGGGCGAAAGAAAAGCTCAGGACATTCAGGACGCTGTTGCAAAAAAACAGTTGGAAAAATCCCCCCTCGGGGGCAGAGAAGTCCTCGTGTGTAAAGAGGGAGATGTTCTATGTTTTGACCCTCTCTCAGGTCGATATTTTAAGTCGGACATAAACATTCTTAAAAAGGCAATGAATGATTTGAACTTCCGAATCAGAAATGAAATGCAGATTACACTGAACGAATTTTACGATGAAATCGGCCTTCGTCACACAGATATTGGTGAGCATCTTGGTTGGGATATAGAACAGCACCAAGGGTGCATCGACTTGCAGTTTAGCACTCAGTTAGCCGATAATGGAATGCCTTGCGTGGTTGTTGGGCATCATAGCCCGCCGATTTATATTTGGTAACCGCAGATTTTACATCTGCTATTATGGGAGAACCATCCCGAAAATTACTTAGAAAAGGAGAATTTCACTATGGATGACATGAACGTGAGAGCGAACGAGGTCGAGGAAATCGAGACCGGCACCGAGATTGAGGAGGTCGAGGGCAGCTCCAACGCTGGCGCCCTGCTCATGGGGATCGTCGGAGGGTTCATCGCTTACGCCATCATCGGCGGGGCGAAGAAGCTCTGGGCGGTCGCCGAGGAGAAGTACGTCGCGAAGAAGCTGGCCCAGACCAATGCGAAGCCGGTGGAGGCCGCGAAGCCCGAGCCCGAGGAGGCTCCGAACGACGAGGAATCCGGTGAGGACGACGACAAGTAAACAACGTGGTTCACCGAGGGGGAGTACCTGTAACAGGGTGCTTCCCCTTTTTCGTTTATAAAAAGTTTGGAGGTACAACAATGCCCGAATATCCTGATAACTCCCATAGCGGGAGAAATTCTGCCAGACCTCCTGACAAAAAAGTGGGCAAGGTGGTCACCGGAACGGCAAAGACCCGCAAGAAAAGCGAGGCCCAGAAATTCGCCAGCGCGTTTCTCCCCGATGATGTCACCAGTGTCAAGAGCTATATTTTTAAGGACGTCATCATCCCCGGCGTTAAGAACGCCATTGCCGATGTCGTGAGCATCATGCTGTTCGGCGAGGCGGGCCGCATCGGGGGGCGAAAAAACAACGGCTCCAAAGTCTCATATAACCGGTACTATGACGACCGGAGGGATGACCGCCGCGAGTACGGACGGCCGAGAAGTGCCGGCGGGATCGACTATGACGACATCATCTTTGAGACCCGGGCCGACGCCGAATTGGTGTTAGACCAGCTTGAGGCTGTCATCAATCAGTACCAGGTTGCCAGCGTCGCCGACCTGTATGACCTGGCCGGCATCACACCGCCACGCGGCTACACCACGAACAAGTACGGCTGGACTGATATTCGGTCTGCCAAGGTTGCCCGTATTCGTGACGGGTATATCTTGCAGCTTCCGAGAACAGTCCAAATCGACTAAGGAGGCTCACTATGTACGGATACCCCACATCGTTCGGGTACAAAGGCCTGGTCAATGGCGAGTGGATGCTGTTCTCGACCGAGGCTGAGTATCACGAGTACATGAGAGAACTTGCGGGCTGACTGTCCGCCCAAATCTATCAATTCTAAAAGGAGATATTTTGTCCATGAAAAAGAACGAAATCATGAAGTCGCTGAGCGGAACCGTCCATAAGGTCGGCTTTAAGCTCCAGCGGAAGAGCCCGGAGATCCTCGTGGGTCTGGGCATCATTGGCGCCGTCACGAGCGCCGTTCTGGCCTGCAAGGCCACGACCAAGGCCGGCAAGATCATCGAGGAGGCCAACGACACGATCAGTACCATCCACCAGGCGAATGAGAACGGCGTGACCAACGCCGACAAGCCCTACTCTGAGCAGGACTGCAAGAAGGATCTGGCTGTCGCCTACGTTCAGACCGGCGTCAAATTCGCCAAGCTGTACGCCCCCTCTGTCCTGCTGGGCGCGGCGTCCATCACCAGCATCCTGGCCAGTCACAACATCATGAAGAAGCGCAATGTCGCCCTGGCGGCGGCCTATGCGGCTGTGGACAAGTCCTTTAAGGACTATCGTGGCCGTGTTCTGGAGCGCTTCGGCGAGCAGGTGGAGAAGGAGCTCCGCTACAACATCAAGGCCCAGGAGATCGAGGAGACCGTTACGGACGGCAAAGGCAAGGAGAAGACGGTTAAGAAGACCGCCGATGTCGCGGAGGCCGGGTGGGACCCCTCCAAGTACAGCCCCTACGCCAAGATCTTCGATGAGAGTCACCCCGACTGGCGGAAAGACGCCGAGCAGAACCTCTACTACCTGAAGGCGCTTCAGGCGCAGGCTACCGATAAGCTCCGCTCTCAGGGGCATCTCTTTCTCAACGAGGTCTACGACATGCTGGGCTTCAAGCGCACCAAGGCCGGCTCCGCCGTGGGTTGGATTTATGACCCGAAGCACCCCATCGGCGATGATTTCGTTGACTTCGGGATGTTCGAGGTCCGGCGGCCCGCGGCGGTTGACTTCGTGAACGGCTACGAGCGGTCTTTCATCCTGGACTTTAACGTGGTGGGCGACATCACCTCCCTGCTGGCCGACCATCAGGACGAGTCCCTGGTATGAGGTCTTTGCCATGAAAAAATTCATACTGTTCTTTATGATGGCGGTGCTCTCCTTGGTTACTCTCTCTCAGGCGTTCTTTACGCCGGTTGAGGCCGAGAAGACACCGCCCATTTCGACCGTCAAGCCGCTGCCTTTGAAAACGGAGTACGTTCCTGCCACATTTACGGCTATCGAAGAGCCGATACCGGCAGAAGAAAGTCCGGTTTCAGAAGCGGACATCGCGATCATTGCCTTGCTTACCATGGCGGAAGCAGAGGGCGAGTGTGAAGAGGGTCAGCGGTTGGTCATCGACACGGTTCTCAATCGCGTTGATGACCCGCATTTCCCCGACAACATTTACGATGTTGTGTACCAGAAAAACCAATACTCTGGAATACAGCCGCCCCGTATCGAACGCTGCTGGGTCAAAGACGAGCTCGTCCAGCTTGTGCGTGAGGAACTAGAGAACCGGACGGACTATGATGTGATATTCTTCCGTACCGAGCGTTACAGTGACTACGGCGTACCTATGTTCCAAGTTGAACACCACTACTTTTCAAGCTATGACTAAGAGGAGGAACGATTATGAAAAAGTTTATGCGGTCCCTGCTGTCCTACACTCTGGCGACTATGTCGGGCCTGTGCTTCATCGGCGGCGTGGCCGTCCTGTCGTCCGGGAGGTAACAGACATGGAAGGATTTGCCAATCTGGTCTCCATGATGGACTATGTCCTGGACACCAAGCGGAAACGCCATATCACCGGAGGGTTGCTGCTGAGTGCGGCTTTGCTCTTCGGTGGTCTGGCCGTCACCGTCATGAGCATCAAAGATGAGGAGGATACCTATGATGAGTAAATTTGCTACGTCCGTCGCGTTCTTTGCCGGGCTTGCTGTTGGCGGAGCCACCGCATGGTACTGCGCCAAGGAGAAGTACGCTCACATCGCCGAGCAGGAGATTGCCTCGGTAAAAGAGGCCTATGCTCGGCGCGAGCAGGAGCAGCCGGCCGAGACCCCGGCGACGACGCTGACCCCTGGCAGGCCCCCGGAGAAGCCCAGCATCGTTGACTACGCCCAGAAGGTGCAGGAGGCCGGATACACCGACTACTCCCGTACCGTCGAGCCCAAGCCTGGCCCCAAACCGGGCGAGCTCCCCTATGTCATTTCCCCGGATGAGTTTGGGGAAATCGAGGAGTATACCAAGGTCAGCCTGACGCACTTCGCCGACGGTGTTCTGGCGGATGAGTGCGGTGAGGTCGTCGATAACGTGGAGGAAATTGTCGGCGACGCCCTGGAGCACATCGGCGAATACGAGGAGGACTGCGTGCATGTCCGAAACGACGCCAGACGCTGCGACTACGAAATCCTTGAGGATCTTCGTGAGTTCGCTGAGTTCCAGGAGACCCTTCCTCCGAAGCACTGATAAGGAGGTCTAACCCTTGACCAGAGACGAACTAATCGATCAGTATTTTGATTGGATGTACCGGCTCGTGGTCGATGACCGATATTCTAATAAGTCCTATCGTAAGCTGTTTGTCCGGCTGTACGATACGGAATTTGTATATACGATTCCGATGGACGGCAACCGGGCCGAAGACGGCATCGCGCTTAGGTATCGGTTCGGTCGCGAGTATGACTACTGTGACGCGATGGTCGCCGACTTTCTGGACGACCGTTCGTGCAGCATCCTGGAAATGATGACCGCCCTTGCAATTCGCTGCGAAGAGCATCTGATGGACAATCCTGACATTGGCAACCGGACCGGACAGTGGTTCTGGAGTATGCTGACCAGTCTGGGTCTTGGCTCCATGACGGACGCGCGGTTCAATCGAAGCTATGTGGACGCAGTCCTCGAACGCTTCCTTGACCACAACTACCGGCGAAATGGCGAGGGCGGTCTCTTCACCATCAACGACAGCCGCTTTGATATGCGGTCCACTGAAATCTGGTATCAGATGAACTGCTATCTGAACGAAATCATCAGGGAAGGGAGTTTCGTATGAAAAACATCACCCATCAGGTCCTTGTGACGGTCACGCCGTCCAAGGCGTTTCTGGCTAAGCTCAACAAGCAGAGCCGGAGCAACAAGGTCTTCGAGGCTATCGCTGTGATTGCCGCCGGCTGTGCCATCCTGTCCGAGATCGAGCGCCGGAAGCTGGAGGAGCAGGTCTATCAACTCTCCATCCGGGTGAAGAAGTTGGAGCGCAACGAAGGGGAGTAAACAATGTTAGACTTCTTGGTGATTTCGACGCGCAGCGGTAAGCGTGGTATCATCGAGATCTATCCCAAGTTTATCATCAAGAAGAGCAGCGATTTGATGATTCGCGGCGGGGACTTCTATGCCATATGGCGGGAGGACCTGGGGTTATGGTCGACTGATGAGCAGGATGCGGTCGACCTGATCGACCGTGAACTGGACCGGTACGCTGAAGAAAACTGTAAGCGCTTCGACGAAAACTACCGCGTCATGCATATGTGGGATGCCGAAACTGGTATGATCGACGCTTGGCATCGTTACTGCCAAAAGCAGATGAAAGACCAGTTCCACATGCTTGACGAGAAACTGATATTTTCCAACATCAAAACCGGCAAGAAAGACTACGCCAGCAAAGTCCTGAGTTATCCGTTGGAGGCTGGCGAACCAAAAGCCTACAACAAGCTGATGAGCACCTTATATTCTCCCGTGGAGCGCCACAAGATTGAATGGGCCATCGGCTCTGTTGTATCCGGCGATTCCAAACGGCTTCAGAAGTTTATGGTGCTCTATGGCTCAGCAGGCACCGGTAAATCCACGGTACTCAACATCATCCAGCAACTCTTTGAGGGCTACTATTCCGTGTTCGATGCGAAAGCCCTCGGGTCATCGAGCAACGCATTCGCCCTGGAGGCATTCCGGAGCAATCCCCTCGTGGCCATCCAACACGACGGGGATTTGTCTCGCATTGAGGATAATACCCGGCTCAACAGTCTGGTCTCCCATGAGCTGATGACAGTGAACGAGAAATTCAAATCGACCTATGCAAGCCGCTTTAAGGCTTTCCTCTTTATGGGCACCAACAAGCCGGTGCGGATTACGGACGCCAAGTCGGGCCTGATCCGGCGGTTGATTGACGTCTCTCCCACCGGCGATAAGTTGGACCCGAATGAGTACAAAGCCATTGTGAAGCAAATCGAGTTCGAGCTTGGACCTATCGCTCACCACTGTCAAAAAGTATATTTGGACGACCCGGGCTACTACGACAATTATATTCCGATTGCCATGCTGGGGGCCTCCAATGACTTCTACAACTTCATCGTCGACTCTTACCATGTGTTCAAGCGGGAGGACGGGACTTCCCTCAAGGCCGCCTGGGAAATGTATAAGACCTATAACGAGGAGGCCAAAGTAGCATATCCGCTCAGCCAGCGTGCCTTTAAGGAGGAGTTGAAGAACTACTTCCGCGACTACAGCGAGCGGTTCAGCCATGAAGACGGTTCTCGTGTCCGAAGTTACTACAGCGGATTTCGGACGGAGCGGTTTGAGGGGGAGACTATTGGCGATACACCAGAGGCAACCCCTCGGCTCATTCAGTTCGATGCTACGGAGTCTGTCTTTGACCGGGAGTGTGCTATTTGCCCCGCTCAGTATGCGACATCGAAAGAAACGCCCACCCAGAAATGGGAGAAGGTCTCACGAAAGCTCTCCCAACTGGACACCAGCCGCCTCCACTACGTCAAACTTCCGGAGAATCACATCGTCATCGACTTTGATATTCCGGACGACCAGGGCAACAAATGCTTTGAACGCAATCTGGCCGAAGCGAGCAAATGGCCTCCGACCTATGCGGAGGCCAGCAAAAGCGGATGCGGCATTCATCTGCATTACATCTACACTGGCGACCCAACGAGACTTAGCCGGATTTATGATGACCACATCGAGGTAAAGGTCTTCACCGGGAAGAGTTCGCTGCGTCGTAAACTTACCAAATGCAATAACCTGCCTATCGCTACGATAAGCTCTGGGTTACCGTTGAAAGGAGAAAGCAGCGTGGTAAACACCAAAGTGGTTCAGAGCGAGAAAGGGCTTAGGGTGCAAATCAAGCGAAATCTCAACAAAGAGATTCATCCGGCTACTAAGCCCAGCATCGACTTTATCCACAAGATTTTGACGGATGCGTATGAGAGCGGCATGACCTATGACGTGACTGATATGCGCAACGCCGTCCTGGCCTTTGCGGCCAACAGCACCAACCAGGCCGACTACTGCATCAAACTCGTGAACAAGATGCCGTTCAAATCGGCCGAAAACGCTCCCTCGGCTCCGAATGACGAGGCTGACCTTGTCTTCTATGACGTGGAGGTGTTCCCGAACCTGTTCTTGGTGAACTGGAAGTTTGCCGGAAGCAAGACAGTGGTTCGGATGATTAACCCCACTCCCCAGGAGATCGAGGGGCTGATGAAGTTCCGGCTTGTCGGCTTCAACTGCCGGCGGTACGACAACCACATCCTCTACGCCCGTCTGATGGGTTATACCAACGAGCAGCTCTACAATCTCTCGCAGAAAATCATCAGCAGCGAAAAGAAGACCAAGAGCAACAACTGTTTTTTTGGAGAGGCCTATAACGTTTCTTATACGGACGTTTACGACTTCTGCTCCAAGAAGCAGAGCTTGAAGAAATGGGAGATTGAGCTGGGCATCCATCACCAGGAGCTCGGTCTTCCCTGGGACCAGCCGGTGCCGGAGAGCATGTGGCAGAAAGTTGCGGAATACTGCGACAATGATGTCATCGCCACCGAGGCCGTGTTCAATGCCCGCAAAGCGGACTTCATCGCCCGAGAGATCCTGGCCGACGTGGCCGGCATGACGGTCAACGACACCACCAACACCCTGACTGCCCGCATCATCTTCGGTAGCAATAAGCGTCCGCAGGATGCGTTCCGCTATCGTGATATGGGCGATGTGAGCCAGATCGATGAGCTCCCGTTTACCATGGGCGAGCCTGAGTACGACCAATACACCGCCTTTGACAAGAAGGGGCGGCCTATCTTTCCCGGGTATAAGTTCGAGAATGGCAAATCCACTTACCGGGGCGAGGAAGTTGGCGAGGGCGGTTATGTCTATGCGGAGCCTGGCATGTACGGCAACATCGCTCTGCTGGACATCGCGTCCATGCACCCCTCCAGCATCATCGCCGAGGAACTGTTTGGGCCGGAGTACACCAAGCGGTTCCAGGAGATTCGTGACGCCCGCGTCGCCATCAAGCACAAGGAGTTCGATAAGGCCCGGAAGATGCTGAACGGCGCATTGGCCAAGTACCTGACGGACGAGAGTGCTGCCGATGCTCTGGCTCAGGCTCTGAAAATCGCCATCAACTCTGTCTATGGCCTGACGTCAGCCGGCTTCGAGAACCCATTCCGGGACAATCGGAACAAAGACAATATCGTCGCCAAGCGCGGAGCCCTGTTTATGGTCAACCTCAAGCACGAGGTCCAGAAGCGGGGCTTTACTGTTGCCCACATCAAGACGGACTCCATCAAGATTCCGGATGCTACGCCGGAGATCATCCAGTTCGTCATGGAGTACGGCAAGATGTACGGTTATATTTTCGAGCATGAGGCTACTTATGACCGTATGTGCCTGGTGAACAACGCCGTCTACATCGCCAAGTATAAGGACGGCAAGCACGCCGGCGAGTGGACCGCCACCGGCACTCAGTTCCAGATCCCCTATGTCTTCAAGAAGCTCTTCACCCATGAGGAGATCACCTTCGACGACATGTGCGAGACCAAGTCCGTTACGGGCGCTCTGCATCTGGACATGAACGAGAACCTGCCGGACGTGTCCGCTGCGGAAAAAGACCTTGCCGACCTGCTCAAGCGAGTTGACCCTGACGGCAGCAGACCGTTCGGCGCTGATGAAGAAATTGAGCGGCTGAAAAAGGTTATCGCCGAGGGGCACGACTACGTCTTCATCGGAAAAGTGGGGCAGTTCTGCCCCATCAAGGATGGCTGTGGCGGCGGGCTCTTGTGCCGGGAGTCTGAGGACAAAAAGACCGGCGAGAAGAAGTATGACGCCGCAACCGGGACAAAAGGGTATCGTTGGCTGGAGTCCGAGATGGTCAAGCAGCTTGGCAAAGAGGGAGACATCGACCGGGCTTACTACGATACCCTCGTGGACACCGCAGCCACCGATATTTCCAAGTTCGGCGATTTCGAGTGGTTTGTGTCCGAGGACCCGTATGTCAAGGACGACACGCCTCCCTGGTATGGTCCGGACGAGCCCCATGGTGACGGTTCCACGCCGTTTGACGTGAGGTGAACCGGATGCTCAAATTGGTCACCTATTTGAAAGACTGGAATGTATGGCGAAAAAGAAACATGAATGGAAAATTGCACCATTTTCTTGTTCTTATAAGGTTTATCCACTCGCCGACTTTCGAGTGTTTCAGAAACTTACATTTTTGAAAAGGAGATAATGATTATGCCGCGCAAAAAACTCCCCCCCCTCTCTATCGAAAACGCCACTCTTCGTTTCCGCAATTTCTCCGGCCGCCCCAGCCAGTATAACCGGGCTGGTGACCGCAACTTCTGTGTCGTCATCGATAACCCCGAAACGGCGCAGAAACTGCTTGACGACGGCTGGAATGTCCGTGTCCGTCCGCCCCGCGACGAGAACGACTCTCCCATGCACTACATCCAGGTGGCGGTTCGGTTCGACAACTATCCGCCCAACATCTACATGCTCACCCGCCGGAACAAGACCCGACTGGATGAGGAGTCCGTCGAGACGCTGGACTACGCCGACATCAGTAATGTCGACCTTGTCATCAACCCCAGTTGTTGGGAGGTCAACGGCAAGTCCGGCATCAAGGCCTATCTCAAGGTCATGTATGTCACCATCGAGGAGGACGAGTTCGCCGAGAAGTACGCCGGCGAGGAGTATCCGCAGGAGTAACGGGCCGTGGGGCGCTGGTTAGGAGGTAGCCGGCGCCCCTCCGTTTTTTGAAAGGAGAATATCGTTGTGCCTCTTTGGAAGAAAAAGAAGCCTAAGAAAAAATCGGCTAACAAGCCGAAACCCAAACCTAAGCAAACGCTACCCCCGGTTCCGGCAAAACCGAAGTTTGATCCGAAGCCTTTTGTTCCACCCAAAATTCCTGAATACTTTACTCCGCCTGCTATGCCGACACGTCCTCCGGAGAAAAAACCAACAGGTCCGGAGCTGGCGATCGACATGGAAAAGGAGTTTATAAAAACCTTTAGGCAACTCACCCAGACCAGACGCCCTTGGGGAGTTTGGGAAGACTTCATTCTGATGGCGGCCTGTGCGCTGTCAAATCCTGTCGATAAGGCACACTATGAAGAACGGGAAAATCGTTATCTTCTTACCATCAAAAAATACAATAAGCAAGAGCAAGAACTCTTTCCTACACTCTTTGCCCAGGTAGTTATGGCGATGGAGGCCAATCCGGATCAAGACTTTCTCGGACGAGTCTGCACCAATCTCAACATGACTGACGAAGGCAAAAAGCAAATTTTCACTCCTTATTCAGTGTGCCAACTCATGGCGAGACTCACGTTACACGATGTTGTGCAAAAAGTTCGAGAAAATGGCTACATCACAATCGACGATCCTTGCTGCGGGGCGGGTGCGACACTGATTGCGGCTATTATGCTGGCCAAAGAATCCCTGGAAAAAGCCTGTCTAAACTTCCAGAGCCATATTTTAGTGTCCGGTCAAGACATCGATGAGACGGTAGCTCTCATGTGCTACATCCAACTGTCTTTGCTTGGCGTCGCCGCATACATCAAAGTTGGAAATGCTCTCACCGAACCTATGACAACCGCCGATTCGCTCGAAAACTATTGGTTCACCCCCATGTATTTTTCGGACGTTTGGGCCATGCGGCGGGCTGTTCAGCAAATGGACAGATTACTTCAGAAAGGAAATGAAGAATGAAAAATCCTTTGAAATGTAATGGGTGCACCCATAATGGAAGTCTCACCAGCGGCTACAAATGCGATGCGTGTCAGGCCGGAAGCATGTTCAGGCCCCGGCAGCGTATCAGCTATGGCGACAGCAGTCTGGATGCCGCAATACATGCTGTGGCCGCTTACGGTGGAGCCAGCATGATCCTCCCCGAGATCAAGGACGTCATGTTCAACGGAACGGCCACCATCGTTTTCTGGGCCGATGACACCAAGACGGTCGTCAAGGCTGTTGGAGAGGAGTTTGACCCCGAGAAGGGGCTTGCCATGGCAATCGCCAAGAAAGCCCTTGGAAATAAGGGCAACTATTTCAACAAAATCAAGAAGTGGACAACCAAGCGGCCGTAAAGTGCCGCTTATATTTTGAAAGGAGAACCATACTATGAACATTACCCATATGCCGTCTATTGAGGTCATCGAGCGGTGGTTGAAGGACGAGGACTGCGATGTGCGGGCTGCGGCCATGAACGCCTGCCAGGGCCGGGAGGTGCCCCTTGAGGTCATCGAGCAGGGGTTGAAGGACGAGGACTGGCGAGTTCGGGCTGCGGCCATGAACGCCTGCCAGGGCCGGGAGGTGCCCCTTGAGGTCATCGAGCAGGGGTTGAAGGACGAGGACTGGCGAGTTCGGGCTGCGGCCATGAACGCCTGCCAGGGCCGGGAGGTGCCCCTTGAGGTCATCGAGCAGGGGTTGAAGGACGAGGACTGGCGAGTTCGGGCTGCGGCCATGAACGCCTGCCAGGGCCGGGAGGTGCCCCTTGAGGTCATCGAGCAGGGGTTGAAGGACGAGGACTGGCGAGTTCGGGCTGCGGCCATGAACGCCTGCCAGGGCCGGGAGGTGCCCCTTGAGGTCATCGAGCAGGGGTTGAAGGACGAGGACTGGCGAGTTCGGGCTGCGGCCATGAACGCCTGCCAGGGCCGGGAGGTGCCCCTTGAGGTCATCGAGCAGGGGTTGAAGGACGAGGACTGGCGAGTTCGGGCTGCGGCCATGAACGCCTGCCAGGGCCGGGAGGTGCCCCTTGAGGTCATCGAGCAGGGGTTGAAGGACGAGGACTGCGATGTGCGGGCTGCGGCCATGAACGCCTGTAAAGCCAACAACATCCCGATTCCGGTTATCCGGACAATTGAGCCTCCGAAGCTGGTCTACAAAAAGTGTGTCGGCGGCATCATCGTTGTCGCTTCCATTCCCAAGGACGCACAGATTCGCGGTAACTTCAACCACAAGTGCCGCGCCAGCAAGGCCGTTATCAAGGAGATCATCGGCGACCTCTGTGGAGAGCAGGTCGGCATTTCCAAGTATGACCTGAGAACTCTCTACTACGCCGGCGACGAGGTTGAGATCGACAACTTCGACTACAGCAATGAGGAGTGCTCCACCGGCTTCCACTTCTTCTGCACAATCGAAGAAGCCCGAAGCTACTAATTATGGGAGGTATCAGCCTCTACGACCACCAGCGAAAAGCCCTCGCAAAAATGCACAATGGCTGTATCCTCTGCGGCGGGGTCGGTTCGGGCAAATCTCGGACTGGCCTCGCCTACTATTACCAGCAGCAGGGCGGAAATCTCGATGAAGCTGACAGCATCATGAAAAAGCCGAGAGATCTCTACATCATCACAACAGCAAAAAAGCGGGATAAATGTGAGTGGGGCGAGGAAATGGCTCCATTCCTGCTGTCGGTGCATCCGGAAGCCAACTACTACAAGAACACGGTGGTCGTTGATTCTTGGAACAATATTGCCAAGTATAAGGACGTCAAAGATGCATTCTTTATATTTGACGAGCAGCGAGTTGTCGGATATGGCACATGGACAAAAGCATTCCTGAAAATCGCCAAGGCCAACAAGTGGATACTTCTCTCTGCAACCCCGGGCGACACTTGGCAGGATTATATTCCCGTCTTCATTGCCAACGGCTTCTACCGAAACAAGTCTGACTTCATTGACCAGCATGTTATCTACGACTGGCGGTCCAAGTATCCAAAGGTCGACCGCTACCTCAACACTGGACGGCTGATTCGGCTGCGCAATCGCATTCTGGTGGAAATGGAGTTCGAGCGTCATACCACGTCCAATCATGTTGATATTCCAGTCAGCTACAGCATCTCGAACTACCGGGACATTACCAGGAAGCGATGGAACATCTGGGAGGACAAGCCCATTGAGACTGCCGGGGAACTGTGCTACTCACTCCGAAAAATCGTAAATTCGGATGACTCTCGCAGTGTTGCAATTCTGGAGCTTATTGAGGACCATCCCAAGGTCATCATTTTCTACAACTTCGACTATGAGCTGGATATTCTCAAGTCTCTTGGGTATTCCGAAGGAACTGAAGTCGCGGAGTGGAACGGTCACAAGCACCAGGAGGTTCCCACCGGAGAAAAATGGGTCTATCTCGTTCAGTACACCGCTGGCTGCGAGGGCTGGAACTGCATCACCACGGATACCATCATATTCTACTCGCAGAACTACTCCTATAAAGTCATGGTACAGGCAGCCGGAAGAATCGACCGCCTGACGACACCATACAGCAACCTTTACTACTACCACCTCAAGAGCTTTTCCGGCATCGACCTGGCCATCACGAAAGCCCTTAAAGCGAAGAAAAATTTCAACGAGGGCAAGTTCGTTGGGTGGTCTACGAAACCCATGCCCAAGACCACATCGTTGCCGAAAGTTGCATGATTGAAAGGAGAACATCATGGAAAAAAGAGCTAAAATCATCGCCGTTGATTTCGACGGCACCTTGGTCGAGAACAAGTGGCCGGATATCGGGGCCACCAATACCAAAGTTCTTGACTACTGCAAGAGCGAGCAGGCCAAAGGAGCCCGCATCATCCTCTGGACCAACCGTGTGGAGGAACCTCTGGCCAACGCCGTCAAGTGGTGCGAGGAGAATGGCCTGCGCCTGGATGCCATCAACGACAATCTCCCGGAGTCCGTGGAAATGTTCGGCTTCAACACCCGTAAGATTTATGCGGACGAGTTCATCGACGACAGAGCCACTGTCAGCTTTGACCTGCCTTTCGTCGAGGGCGCGGAGGGGTCCGGTTGGGCGGAGCGCGAAATCGAGCTGGCGTGTGAGAACGAGCGAAAGAGCGCCGAGAAGCCCGAGGACGCTGCTTATGGCGTTGCCTGTTATGACAGCGCCATCCGCGCCTATCAGAGCCTGATGCGAGACGGCCACTCTGGTTTCAGTATTCAGATCACGAAGAGCATCCTCAACCGCCTGATTGACGGAAAGTGTCTGACCCCCATCGAGGACACTCCTGATATTTGGGAGGATGTGTCGGAGACCTTCTCCAAAGACGATTCCATCAAGCACTATCAGTGCAAGCGGATGTTCTCTCTCTTCAAGGAGGTGGCTCCGGACGGCACCGTGACCTACAGCGATACCAACCGCGTTCAGGTGGTCAACGTGGACGAGCCCGATATCGCCTATACCAACGGCTTCACCACCAGGCTTATCGACAAGCTGTCCCCCATCACCATGCCCTACTTCCCCGCTGATAAGAAGTTCAAGGTCGTTCGGGAGGAGTTCCTGACCGATCCCAAGAACGGCGACTTCGACACTGTGGCCTATCTCTACGTCATTACGCCGGAGGGCAAGGAGGTGGATCTCAATGGCTACTTCAAGGACGGTGAGAGTGGCTTGGTTCGCATTGACAAGGCCGAGTACGATGAGCGCAAGGCCAGGAGGGTGGAGAAGAAATGAAAACCTCTGACACGCTTCTGGTCGGGTTTGACCACTCTCATGGCGACATCGCCGTTCTCATCATCGGCCGCAAGGACGCCAGCGAGAAAGTCCAGATCATCAACCAGTTCCAGGGCAGGGAGGCCGAGGAGCTGTATAAAAAGCTGGTGGGGAAGGAGGCTTCGGACGATGACCGGTCTTAATCTCACGGTCGAGCATCCAACGCGGCTTTGCGTTGTCCATGATGAGGTCGGATATTTCCATATGTGGGAGCACTACTCAAAGCCTATTCCCGCAAGCCCCTTTATAGGCGGAGAACCTGCCGGCGTTTTTAGCAAAGTATTCGGTATCGTGGAGTTTAAGGATGGCGTCAAGCGGGTAGATCCGACGGAGATTATCTTCCGGGATGAGACTACCGATATTCTCTACCAAATTGATAAGGATGAGGAAATAAGAAAACGGATCACCCAAAGGCCGTCCGTGAAAGGAGCCGTCAATGTCGGATGAAAAGACCGTTGCGGCCATTCGAGATATTCTTATAGCCTCCGATGCTGTGCGATGTGATGTGGACTCCTATGAACCTACTTTATATGCCAGCAAGTTGATGTACCACATTCCCACTGGACATTGTGTTCAAGTTGATTTTAACAAGCTCGCGGCAGCAATCTATAAAGCCGGATATAGAAAGGAAGAAAAAAGCATGATCCTGATTGAGAAAACCCAGGTTATGGGCCTGGAGTCCACTATCCGCGGGATGCGGAACCCGATGAACAGTTGGGCCAAGTCGGACAGTGAGTTCAACGTGGACTGTGGCATTTGTGATAGCGAGCACTACAACTGTGACAACTGCCCCACGAACCCGTTTTCTGCGAACGGCACCGACAATGCGCTGATCGGCCCCAACGACCTTGACCTGATGCTGCGGCTGGCCAGGGCCGGCTCGGTAGACGGCAAGTTCCGCCGGATGATCGCGGTGTACGTTGACATCACCGCCCCGCTCTACTGGTGGAAGGAGTTCGACACCTATAAGGTGGGTACGGTCGCCAACTCCTGCTCCACCATGCACAAGATTCATGCTAAGGAGTTCACATTGGAGGACTTCTCTCATGAGCATCTATGCTGCTGGGGTGCAGCTCCGCGCGGCAACATTGCTGGCAATTTGATGGATGAAACCGTAAGCGATTTCTCCTATGACTATATGGGTGCGTTGATGGCTATTATCTATGCTCTCAACAGTGCTCGTGCGGAGTTTCTGAAAAGGCAGGATAAGCGCTATTGGTGGCAGATGATTCAGCTTCTCCCCTCCAGCTACAACCAGAAGCGGACGGTCATGCTGAACTATGAGGTCCTGTCCAACATCTACCAGCACCGGCGTAACCACAAGCTGGACGAGTGGCGGGAGCTCTGCAAGTGGATTGAGGGCCTGCCGTACAGCGAGGTTATTACCTGCAACGTGGCCAAGAAGGGGGATTGAGTCATGGAGGAGAAAATCTTTATCGCTTCGTGGCAGGAGGCCCACACCATCGTCGACGACGCTATGAAAAAAGGCGACCGGTCGGTCTCCATCTACATCTCCCCTGATGGCGGCATGTCCATCAGTGTCTATCCCTGGCCAGACGAAGAGACGCTGCGTGCGGCCTATGAGCAGGGAAAGATTTCTTACAACGACTACCGCACCAAAATCGGATTGGGTGCGGTGAAGCCGTAAGCTGATTGACACCTACCTTCCAAACATGGTATGATGGATAGAGACAAAGTAACCATCGGCCATGCGCAAAAAACGCAGTCCCTATTGTGGAAGGAGGTTGTTAAGGCTATGGCTGAACGCGACAATTTACGCCTTCTGGATGGAGGTGATTCTGTGGGCATGACAGATAACCAGTACAAGGGCATGCTCCTTGACCAGTTGGAAGACTGGCAGGAAATCCTTGATCTGGCAATCGAGGCCGCGAACACCGAGATTCAGAAGAAGGCGGAGAAGCAAATCGCGAAGATCAACGAGAAGCTGAAATTCTAATCTCAGGCCAAGAGGGAAGAGCTTACGGAAACGTGGGCTCTTCTCTTTTTACATTCTTTTTTAGGAGAAGATTAACATGTATAAATGCAACAGGGCTCTCGAACGGTATCGCAGAACCAGGGAAGTTTAAGGAGGTATCACCATGAATGAAAAAGTAATCAAGCACAAGGCTATCTGCGATGAGCTGAACGCTTTATACGCCCGCAAAAACCACGATTACGGCGACAGCTTTCACCAGTCTTTCGTCGAGGAGGGCATGGCGATGCCGCGCATCCGCCTGGGTGACAAGTTTGGTCGCTTAAAGACCCTGACTCAGACCGGCGGCCAGCAGGTTGCAGATGAGTCCATTCGCGATACCCTGATGGACTTGGCCAACTATGCCATTATGACCATTCTGGAGATGGATGAAGTAGATACTGTGGAGAACAAGAGGGCTCTGACCCTGAAAGAAAAAGAAGACTTGATCGCCCAGATGCACAAACTCCGTGAAAGCGGACAGTCTTTATACTCAGCAGCTTATATCCTCGGCATGGACGACAGCACTGCTCGTGAGCTTAATCGAGAGGCAAAAATCGGATATGAAGAATAAGCTATATGCTCTCCTGCTCATCGCCTGCACCCTGCCGGTCATGCTCCTGGAGGGCGACGCCACGGCCACGGTCTTCATCGCGATGATCGCTGTGCCGATGTTCTTCGCAAAGGAAAACTGGATTTATTAGAAAGGATCTGTGAAACATGAAAGACACCATCAGAAACATTCTCCTCGCGCTGCTCGCTGTCATCATCGTGGTGGGCGGGACCTACACTGCTATCCAGTGGGATGCCATCGTCGGCAAGTGGGAGACGGAAGCGGAGCGGGAGGTCTTCAAGCAGACGACCACCTATTCCGAGGCCGTCGCATCCTTCCTCGCCGACAGCTACAAGCAGTACAACGACGCAGAAACCGAGGCCGATAAGAACACCATCATGGAGTACGTCATCATGCGGTATCCCAACCTCGATACGGACTCCATTGACAACGACACTCTGCGCCGGTTCTATAACCAGTGCCTTAATCATTAAAAAAAACGGAGGAAACGAAAATGAAGAAAGTTACGAAGATCGCGGCCCTGATCCTGTGCGCCGTCATGATGACCTGCCTGATGACCGGCTGCTACGAGAGCACCGAGGAAACTCAGTATACGGATGAACTCAAGAAGCAGATCAGCGACATGTATGGATTTCCTGATGTGTCCAATTTCTTTGAGTATTCCCAGCTCAAGGAAATCTATGAGATGCGGGACAACCCCAACTTAATTTGCTATTGGTATACCAAGAACGACATGACCGGTAAGTGGATCTACCAGGGCACCTGTATCGGCTATGGTATCCCGTATAGTGCATCTATCACAGCTCCGGAATCTCCCCAGGAGGCCTACGCTCAGGGTTCGCATACAAATATCCTCCCCCTTGCTGAACCGAATGGTCTTTATACAGATGGCCTCAGCACTTCCGCAACCTGGATTCTGACTACGGACGCTAAGGGCAACATTACTCCTACTTACGTTGAGAGCGAAATCACCATCAGCCAGTCCAAGATGGATGTCCGACTTTGCGAGGACTGGTCGATTCCGTCCGACTATTAACGCATGCAATGAGAGTCAAAAAAGCGGGCGGCAGGATATTCGGAGGCGCGATGTCCGCTGCCGAGAAAAAAGCCATGGATTTGGAGATCCATCGCCAGCTCGCCGAGTACGACCGGAAGCATCTGGTCGAAATCGACGCCATGATCCTGTGGGTGCTGCACGAGCGGTTCGGGTTCGGCCCAAAGAGGCTGAGGCAATACTACGACAACTTCCGGGCCTGTACCAACGAACTGGTCGAGCGGTATCAGATGGACGCTGGGGATGACGTCTGGCTCTGTACGCAGATGCTGAAGCGCATTGGGGTAGATGTCGAGCAGTGGCATAAAGAAACGGAGTGATTGACTTTTGGCCGCAAAAGACAGGAAAAACTCGGAGGGCTATTCCGACCCGACTGCCTATGCAGCCATGAGGAATATCGCCCGGGACGAGGATCGCTTTCGGAAACTGCGCAAGGTCATCCTGAATATCTGTGATGTGGCGGGCTTCGAGGTTCGGGGCCCGCTTATCCTTGTCGATAAAAAATCCGGAAAGGTCTGGAGGTGAGAATTTGTCAAAAGGTAAAAAATTCGATGCTGCTGAAAAACACTTCAAGAAAAAAGAAGAAGATTATCAACGAAGAATTAAATATCTTGAAGGCGCTATTTCTCAGCTTCAGGCCGATATGAGCCGTTTAGCCGGAGAAAACGGAGAACTACTCGCCGAGAACGATTCTCTTAAAGACTGGGTTGAACGACTGCTCTCTTACACCGAATTATCTAAAGAGGACATTAAGAAGGTTTGTGAGCAGGACAAAAAGAGAGGCGAAGCGATGACGGCTTTTATCAGCATGACTAAAATTCTGAATGGATATTTTTAAGGAGAGTGATATCGAAGTGAGCTGTGCAAGAACTTCTGCTGGCGTTGCTCTCACTGAGGAAGACATGCGTTACTGTTCCGAACTCATCAGTAAAATCATCGCCGAGGAAATGGAGAAAGTGATTGGCGAGGCTTTCTCAACCGCATTTGACATCGGACTCCGAGGCTGGGCGGAAGCGTGCGAGGCTGGGCGGAAGCGTGCGAGGCCATCCAGACTGTTTTCGGTGAACTTGAGGACGTCGCCAAGGTAGAGAGTGGGACCCCTCCGAAAAAATACGGGATGTCTCTCCGCAGGTGCCCTCGCCAGACGTCCGTACACTACCATTACATCCCGACAGCTCCCCGGAATCTGCCCTACATGAGGCGGGCGTACTAACCAACAGGCATGATTTTGCCCCGGCTCTGTCTAAGTTAGAATAGAAATCTCTCTAACCTAAGATAGAAGTCGGGGCGTTTTCATGTCAAAAAGTTGGGAAAATCTCTGCCCACTTTTACTGCCAGAAAGTGGGCTTTGGCCACTTTTCTTGGCCAGTCTCTTAAAATTGGGGCGGTTTGACAGAGGTGTACGGACGTTTTTGGCCAGAAAAAGTGGGTTTCTGCCCGGTTTTATTTCAAAAGTGGCCAGCTTGAAACCGTTGCGGCGCAAGGCTTTGCGGGGTTTCTGCCCACTTTCCCACTTTTTTCTTTAATTAGTGTGAGGAAAAAAGTAATAAAATATATATAATTGGCGAAAAAAAGTGGGCATTTGGCCAGAGAGCGATTTTCAGCAAAATTTACGGCTCCGCGATATTCCCTCTTCCTTTTCTTTTGCAGATGTGATATACTGAAATCGCCACACAACTCTATATTTTCGTAGCTACGAGGAAATACCTTGGCAAAAGGTGTTTTCTCTCTTTCCTCATACATATCGTAGCTACTGAGGGTTGTGTGGCAGCAATGGAGAGATACACTTTTGCAGGTGCGTCTCTCCATCGGGGCGCACCTTTTTTATGCCCCTGAGCATCTGTAAGGGGAGGAAACGAGTATGGATGATTCTTACGATGGCGGCTGCGATTGGATTTGTGACAACTGCGGAGCTTATATGAATACCCAACCGGGCTTTGATATTCATGGTGGGACCTGGGTGTGTTCCGAGTGCGGAGCTCTGAATAGTGTGGGTGCCGATAATGTTCTCGACCTCTTGGGGATGCTACTCAAAGGGGTTCATAAGTTTATCACTCGACCTTTACAGGAACCGCCTGAAGACGATGACTAATTGATATTTTGAAAGGAGTGCCGACTGATGGCTAACAGGAGTGGAAAGAAGCGCGGCACACTCGGGTTGTTACTCGATGTGGTGCTTACTCTCTGCACAGGTGGGCTGTGGCTTATCTGGATACTGATTCGCTACCTGCGTAATAATAGCTGACTACCGACAATCGAATACTTAACCGCTGCCGAGATGCTTACGAGTGTCTCGGCTTTTTTTGTGCTTATTTTGGCTCCCGCCAAAAAAACAGCCTCTTTTATGGAGAGGAGAGAGATGTGTCACGCATTTTTCATTCTTTCTATTATCTTTGTCAAGAAAGGAGGCCTCTTCATGGCCAGAAGCTCCAGACTGGAAAGCGGTTTTCAGGATAGACTCATCGAGACACTGAAGACGCTCTTCCCCGGCTGCATGGTTTTCAAGATGGACCAAATTCAGGGCATCCCTGACTTGCTCGTTCTCTACGGAAAGAAATGGGCCTCCCTGGAATGCAAGAGATTTGCGAGAGCCAAGAAGCAGCCGAACCAGGACTACTACGTTGAAAAGATGGATGAGATGTCTTTCTCCAGGTTCATCTCTCCTGAAAACCAAGAGGAGGTATTGGATGAACTTCAACAAGCATTCAAACCTTGAGGGCCAACATGCATTTCTTGGCGCAAGCAAATACCACTGGATCAACTACAGTGAGGAAAAAGTTGCGGATGCCTACGCAAAATTTTTAGCAACGCAAAGAGGTACGATGCTCCACGCCTTCGCTGCTCAGTGCATCCTCCTCGGGCAGAAATTGCCCAGGTCGCAAAAGACCCTCAATATGTATGTGAACGACGCCATCGGTTTCAAGATGACGCCGGAGCAGATCCTCTACTACTCGCCAAATTGCTTTGGGACTGCGGATGCTATTTCGTTCAGAAACAATATGCTCCGCATCCATGATCTGAAGACCGGCGAGGCGGCTACCCATATGGAGCAGTTGATGGTCTATGCTGCTCTGTTCTGCCTGGAGTACCATGTCAAACCCAGCGAAATCGAAATGGAACTCCGTATCTACCAGTATGACCAAGTCCTTTTCCATAATCCGACGGTTGCGGATATTCTCCCTATCATGGATAAAATCGTCACGTTTGATAGAGTAATCAACAAAATCAGAGAAGAGGAGGGGTAAACCATGAATCCCATTCAGGAAGACATCCTGATGCATTATGGCGTCAAGCGACGTTCTGGGCGCTATCCCTGGGGTTCCGGTGACAACCCCTACCAGCATGGCGGCGATTTTCTCAGTCGTGTCGAAGAACTTCAGCGCCTCGGTAAAAGCGAAAAAGAGATTGCTCAGGAAATTGGGCTGTCCACCACCGACTTGCGTATGCAGGTTCGGGTCGCCAAGCATGAGCGCAGGGCTCTCCAGGCCGACCGGGCCAGATCGCTGCGGGACGATGGAAAGACTCTCGATGAGATTGCGTCCATCATGGGGTTCAAGAATGACTCCTCTGTTCGGGCCCTGCTGAATGAGAACACGGCCGAGAACAAAAACAAGGCTCGTGCAACGGCTGAGATTTTGAAGAAAGAACTCGCCGAAAAAGGGGCTTTGGATGTCGGTACGGGAGTTGAGCGTACACTTGGCGTCTCGACCGGTGTTCTTCAGGAAGCCCTCTTTATTCTGGAGACCGAGGGCTACAACCGATATGGCGTCGGCGTTCCCCAGGTCAACAACCCCAAGAAGCGGACTATCACCCCCGTCATCTCCGTCCCTGAAATCGACCAGAGAGAGGTATATCAGAACCTTGACTTGGTGAAGTCCGTCGGTGAGTATCATTCCTCTGACGGCGGCGATTCCTGGGATAAGCGTGAGTATCCAGCCAGCATTGACTCAAGCCGGGTGAAGATCCTTTACGGCGATGAGGGCGGCGCTTTGAAAGATGGCGTCATAGAAATTCGGCGTGGCGTGGCGGATTTGGACCTTGGTGATTCTCACTATGCCCAGGTCCGTATCCTTGTGGACGGAACCCACTATCTCAAGGGTATGGCGATGTATTCTGATGATATGCCTGATGGAGCCGACATCGTGTTCAACACGAATAAACACTCCGGTACTCCGAAGATGGAAGTTATGAAGCCTATTCAGGCCGACCCGGATAACCCATTTGGAGCATTCATCAAAGCGAATGGTCAGAGCCATTACATCGACGCTGACGGTACGGAAAAGCTGTCGGCTATCAACAAGTTAAAAGAAGAGGGCGACTGGGATAAGATGAGTAAAAACTTGTCTTCCCAGTTTCTTTCTAAGCAGCCGCTCCAGCTTATCAGGAAGCAGTTGGACTTGACCTATGCGGATGCCGCCGACGAGTTCGCCGAAATCTGCGCCTTGACCAACCCCACTGTCAAAAGAAAGCTGTTGCTGGACTTCGCCGACGAGTGCGACTCCGCCGCCGTACATCTGAAAGCCGCAGCTCTTCCCAGGCAGAGCACTCAGGTCATTCTTCCCCTAAACGCGATGAAAGAGACTGAAATCTTTGCCCCTAATTATCGGGATGGCGAGCAGGTAGCCTTAGTTCGCTATCCTCATGGCGGCACATTTGAAATCCCCGTCCTCACAGTCAACAATAAGAACCCCGCTGCCATTTCCATCTTGGGTAAGAACATCCGTGATGCTGTTGGCATCAACCCAAAGGTTGCGGAGCGCTTATCCGGAGCGGACTTCGATGGCGATCAAGTCGTTGTCATTCCGACCGGTAGAGGGGTGAAGATCCAATCAACCCCAGCCCTGAAAGATTTGGAGGGCTTCGACCCGAAAACACAGTATTCCACTGAGGGTAAGACTGGCGTTCGGCTGCTTTCCAAAGGTGCTGCTACACAGCGGCAAATGGGTGAGATTTCCAACCTTATCACGGACATGACCCTTAAGGGGGCTCCTGAGAGCGAGATTGCCAGAGCTGTCAAACACAGCATGGTGGTCATCGATGCGGCCAAGCACAAGCTGGATTACCGGCAGTCTGAAAAAGATAACGGTATCGCCGAGCTTCGTAAACGTTACCAGGGGTATACCGATGAAGAGGGAAAAGAGAGGGGCGGTGCCTCTACTCTGCTGTCCCGTCGGAAACAGACTGTCGATGTCCCTGAGCGTCAGGGCAGCGGCGTTATTGACCCCACCACCGGCAAAGTGGTCTATAAGGAGTCCGGCAGGACCTATGTTGACCCGAAAACTGGGAAGGCCGTTCTTGCCACTACAAAGGTAAGCCGTATCGAGGTCCTGGACGACGTTCGTAAACTGTCCTCTGGCACTCTTCAGGAAGAGGCCTATGCAGAGCACGCTAATCGTATGAAAGCCCTGGCCAATCAGGCAAGGCTTGAATATAAAGCGACGCCTACGCTGAAGCGTTCGGCCAGTGCTGCGAAAGCCTTTGAGCCTGAAGTAACCAGGCTTATGTCCGCTCTCCGTGTGGCTCAGTTGAACGCCCCTCGTGAGCGTGAGGCCCAGCGCATTGCCAATGCCCGTGTCAAGGCCAAAGTGCAGGACAACAACATCACCGACAAAGACGAAATCTCTAAGATTCGTCGGGCCGCCATCAATGATGCAAGAGTTGCTACCGGTGCCAGCGGCAAACGGACTCGCATCACCATCAGCGATGGCGAATGGACAGCTATTCAAGCAGGCGCAATTTCTGATACAACGTTGAGCGAGATCCTTCGCTATGCGGAACCGAAGACTGTCAGGGAACGCGCTACCCCAAGAGCAACGACACAGTTGTCGCAAGCGCGTATCAATCGCATCAGGGCTTTGGTAAACTCTGGTCACACAAACTCTGAGATTGCTGAGGCTTTGGGAATTTCGACTTCTGCTGTCTCAAAGTATCTGAATGAGTGAAAGGAAGTGAGAGCAAATGGCTCAATGTGCGCTGACTACGGTAGACAATCCGTATGACCCCTTTACACAGACCGAGGCCTGGTATCGCTTCGACGAGGACAAAGGTTATCACTCCTGCTCTTACTTGGCCCGCATCGCCCGCACTTCCGATCAGCTCTCCGATGCTGAGAATGAGCAGGAAATGGAGCGCGCCATCGACGACATCGTCAAGTACAATCCCCTCGGTATCTACAAGAAAGTCGTAAGTCCTTTTGAGTCTGGCGTCACTGCGACTGCTTAGTGAGGACTGGCACTCACATCGAAACCTTGAGCTTGCTTTCAGCGAGCGATGTCAAACAATTCTTGGTTTCGTTGATGCTTTGCGCCTGCAATGCGTGGTGCTTCAGTCTTCATAGAAGATATAGGGGGGGGGGCAGCGAAAAATACACCCCCTATAGCAT